GGCATCGCTCAGCCCTCGCCGGGGAGGTCGATGTAGGGCCTGTACTCGGCCGGGAGGAAGAACATGTCGGGGATGACCGTCACGTCGTCCTCGACCTTCTCGCCGGTCTTCGAGTCGATCCAGAAGAGACCGTCCTCGACGGTGCCGCCGAGGTGGAACTCGGGGAGGTTGACGACGAGCCAGACCTCTTCGACGACGATGAGCACCTCGTCCTTCACGAGCTTCTTGACGACGTCCTTCTCGATCTCGTGGACCTCCGGCTTCGTGCGGATCATCTCGCGCACCCACGGCGTGTCGATGCCGACGAGGGCGGACCCATCGTGGATTCGGTCGGCCACGTCGGAGTCCTTCTTCACGTCGACCTTCGGTTGGCCCTTGCGCGCCCCGACCTTCCCGGAGGGGAGCTTCGTCGAGGTGACGTCGGACTCTTCACGTTTGCGGAGCGCCCAGGCGTGCAGGGTGTCCTCCAGGAAGGCGAGCCGGTTCTCCATCGGTTGCAGGGTCTCGATCCGGCGGGCGTCGATCTCGTGGAGGCGTTCGGTCCAGATGGCGTTGAGCCGGTCGCGCTTGCGTTGGAGAGCGGCGTATCCGGCGAGGATCTTCTCGACTCGGGCCTCGTCCCAATCACCCGGCTCGTCGAAGTCTTCGGGAGCGAGGGAGGCGAGGGCTTCGAGGTCGAAGTCGTCGGGCGTGGTCGGTATCTCGGTGTCCATCATCTCGTGGGTGCTTTCGTGTAGGTGCTCGGGTGAGTGTAGTTGACGTTCAGCGTTCGATCCAGATGAGGACGCCGTCGTCGGTGACCGACGTTCGGACGTCCCCGTGGTAGGACCGGGTCGAGCATCGGCGGACCGACTCGGCGAACCGGATCACCCGCCTCTGGTCGGGGTGATGCACGGCGATCGCGGCGTCGACGGAGAGGAGTCGATAGAACCGCATCGGCACGTCCTCGACGTCTTCGAGCGGGATGGGGGTGGGTGGCGGGAAGCTCATCGGGCCACTGCCCACTGACAGTGCCGAGTGGGCAGTGGGGCCATGACTTCGGCGGCCGCCGTCTCCGCCCCGGCCAACGTTAGAGAGACGCCCTCGTGGCAGGTCACGCCGTGGCGGTTCTCAATCAGCGCCCACCGGTAGGCCAGTTGGCCGGGAGCGCGGCAGACGGAGAGGTCGTAGCCCCTGACGAAGTCGTATTTCTCGGCGAGTTGAGGTCTCACTCGATCCACTCCAGCGTCGAGGTCGAAGGCTTCCAGTGAATGCGGCCGAAGATGTCGACGACGACCTTCGTCGGTTCGGAGAACCGGCCGACCTTCATGTCGTCGACGCACCCGTGATCGTTGGCGTTGGCGAGCGCCTCGGCCTCGGTGTTGCCGTAGCCGTAGTGGCCGCCGCCTCGTTCGCATGAGCCCATGGCGATCCACGTCCACGTCTTCGTCTGGGCGTCGATCGCCTCGGTGATCTCGTCCATGTCAGTAGTCCTCGTCCCAATGCTCCCCGGCGTCGAGGTAGTCGAAGTCGGCCGGGGCGTTGACCGGGTAACGCTGATTGATCTCCTCGAACTTGGCGAGGGCGATCTCGAAGTGCGCCTCGCACCGGGGGAACGAGCGGCCGGTGCCGGACATCGGCATCCGCAACTCGACGGGTCCCCGGCACGTGTTCTCGCCTCGGTCGTCGAGGCACTCCAGGATCTCGGTGTCGCTCATATCGTCCACCGCCTTTCTCGACCGGTGTCGTGGTCGGTTGTCAGATGGTCCTCGGTGTGGCCGAGGTGGAGTTCGCACGGTTCGCCGAGACCGGACGGTCGGCGGGCCCCGCACCACCGGGGGGCGAGGGCGTCGTCGGGAGCGGTCATGCGCCACACGCCACGTAGTAGCCGTCGGCCTCGACCAGATAGGCCCCGTTGGGCTCGCCGGTCTCGTGATCGTTGATCGCGGTGAACGTGGCGACCGAGCCGGTGAAGAACGTGACCGCCCGGCCGACGAGGTCGAGGTGCTTCTCGGTGACCGGACCGTCGACCGGGGCGATCCTCGCGAGGATCATGTTCTTCCAGTTCTCGGGGTCCTTCACCGTGTCGAACGCGGCCGAGAGTTGGGCCTCGGTGTAGCCGCCCATCTGGTGAGCGAGCCACTCGTCGATCGAGACGGCGTCGGTGGACTCGGGCATTGCGGCGACCTCCTGGTCGGTGGGTGGGTACGTCTTCACTATAGCGAGCCGTAGTTGAATGTCAACTACTCCGTGCACCATGTTCGGGGAATCTAGTAGTTGACTTTCAACTACACCCTGCTACAATGAAGCCATGACCACGAACCAGGAACCAGTAACCCTCACCGTCGAAGGTGACGCCACCCAACAGATCATCGACTCACTCACCATCGCGGCAGGCGTAGCGGCCGGTGCCGACAAGGCCCGGCGGATGCTCACCTCGGTGCGAATCCAGTCGGACGGCCAGACCGTGACGATTACCTCGACTGACTCCTACGTGCTCTGGCAGGAAGAGTTCATCGTCCACGAGGCCCCCGTCTTCGACGTCCTCCTGCCGGGGGCGGACTTCAAGAAGGCTCTAGCCGCTGGCAACGTCAAGGACAGTCTGCGTGCGAAGAAGCTCACCGTCTCGATGAGTCAGGGCGTGGCGACCATCGGCAAGGTGCTCGTCTCGTTCGAGAGCACTCCCGAGGCCAGCTTCCCGAACGTCGAGAGGATCATCGCCCCGCTGAACGACTACCCGGCATGGAGTCAGGCCGACGGCCAGAGTCTCCCGGTCGGCCTCGGCGAGAACGGGTTCAAGTTCCTCCTCGCCGTCACGAAGACGCTCGACTCGGGGGTGCTCTTGCAACCGCATCCAACGGACGCCCTCAAACCGATCAAGGTCCATGTCCGGCCGGGCGTCACGGCGATCGTGACGGCCTGGCGGATCAAGTGAGAGGGGCAACCATGAAGACGAAGACGCCGAGGCGGTGCGGCCACTGCGCCACCGCCGACGCCGTCCGAGGAGGCACCCGCTACGGCCGCAAGGTCGACGGCGTGATCCACTACCTGAGCCGGGCCGATGCCCTCGCCCACCTCGCCTCTCTGTGCCGGTGCCCCGACCGCGAGTCGACCGAGACCCTCCCGACCTTCGAGGAGGTGCCGGAGATCCGGCGGCCAGGGCAACGGATCTTGAAGCCAGGCGTCAACGTGGCGGTGCAGTTGAAGAAGTCGCCAGGCACGAAGCGGACCCTCGGTCATGTCGTGGCGTGCTACGCCGACGGGACCGTGGCGGTCCGGTCCGGTGTCCGGGAGATCCGGGTCGACGCCGACGAGTGGCTCGTCGCCCGTCGAGGGGTGACGAAGTGACCCCCGCCGAAGAGGAGGCGGTGCTCCACGAGTTCGCCGGTCCGGTCCCCGGTCATTGGGCCGGGATCTCGTCGCCGATCTACGGGTACGAGTTCCGGGACCGGGTCGGCCGGTGCTACGAGATGTCCGGAGCGATCACGTGGGGCCTCGACCTGTCGAACGACCATCCGGGATGGAAGCTCGTGCACGGGTCGATAGAGCGGCCGCCGTTGCCGCGCATCGGTCATGCCTGGTGCGAGTGGAAGGGGATGGTCTTCGACCCGGTCCTCGACTATTGGATCTCATGGCGCGAGTACCGCCAGTGGGGCCGGGCCCGGAGGGTAAAGACCTACACGGTCGCCCAGGCGACCGAGTTGATCCAACAGTCCGGCGGTCATGCCGGGCCGTGGCACTCGGCCCCGTTCGGGCGCGACGACTAGCCGTCTTCGGCCACCGCCGTGCCCGGCTTGTCGGCGAGGCGGGCGTTGGCGACGAGCCGGTCGAGGCGTTGGACCTCGGCGATCAGGAGAGCGGCCGACCTGAGGAGGTCACGGCGGATCGTCCTCGGCTTCCACGAGTCATCATCCCACGGCCAGAGCCGATGGTCTTGCAGTGAGTAGGCGGCGGCGGCCCGGCGGAGTTCGCCGTCTTCGTGGCCGTCGTCGTGCTCGGGGGAGTAGCCCTCTTCGAGCATCTGGCGGACCCGTTCCTCCTCGATCTCGCCGATCACGATTCGTAGCCGAGAGAGGGCCCTCGCCTCGGCGAACGACTCCCGGATCGTCTCCATCATCTTCGCCTTCTCGGCGGCGAGGTCGGCGGGTACGAACGCCTCCTCGACGTCGGGTCCGGCACCGCCTCGACAGTCCGGGCAGGGGATCGGCCGGACTACACCCAACTGCACCGCGAGGTCAGAGCCGGGCGGGAGGTCCTGCCAGTAGGTCCACGGTGCCCCCTCGTCCCCGCTGGCGATCTGGCCGCAGTCCTCGCACCGGAGACACGAGACCTTCGGGTCGGTCATGCGAGCCCTCCGAGCCAGAGGACGAGCGACTCGATCGAGGCGCACGGGACGTTGGCGAGCCGGTACATGAGTTCGGGCTCCATCGGGTCCTCGCCGAGGAGGATCGCCGTCGGCACTCCTCGGCCGCACGCCCACCCGGCTTCGAGGTGGGCGGACCGTCCGCACGGCAGGGCGAGCACGAACGTGTCGGCCCACTCCATCGCCGTGAGATCGGCGGTGAAGCCCTCGACGGCGACGGGGTGGTCGATCATGTCGAGGTAGGTCCAGACCGATGTCTGCCCGGCGGGGGCGTCACGGTTCCAGTCGGGGTCGAGTTGTTCCCATCCGAACCCGGAGCCGCCGGGCGGGTTGCGGAAGTCGTAGACCTCGTGACCTTCGGCTCGAAGCGTCGTGACGAGTTCGGGCTGTTGGGGGTTGCGCCACGACGAGGCGAGGTAGATCCGGCGGCCGCTCATCCGGCGAACGAGGGGACGTCGGTGGTGATCGTGACCCGGTGGATCGGCGGGGCCGGTGGGTTCCGTTCGTCGTATGGGCAGGGCTCGCCGTCGGGATCTCCCGCGCACGGTGGCGGACCGGGTGGCGTGGTGGTGACGGTCGGGATCTCGGGCTCGACGGTCGTCGTGGTCGTCGTGATCTCCGGCTCCGGCTCGGTGGTGGTCGTGGGGGGTTCGGTGGTGGTGGTCGTCTCGGACGGGGCCGTGGTCGTCGTGGCCTCGGGGCAGTCGTCCTCGGCCTCCGGGGTCCCGCAGTTGTAGTGCGCCGTCGCCGAGGTGGTGGCGACGAGGAGGGCCGACGTGGGGATGGTGACGGCGAGGACGGCGAGCAAGGCCCGCCAGGTCATGACTCTCATGGGCGTGTGTTTCCTTCTGTGTGGGTGCGTGAGAGGCGACAGTAGTTGACGGCGTGGCCGACGTCTAGCTCCTCGACTCGATCCCGCGTTCGGCCTCGATCATGTGGCGAAGCTGGCCCCACCTCGTCGGCGAGAAGTTCGAGACAGGGAGCTTGCCCAGGTTCGGGACCGCCTTCGCCGGGTGTTCGAGTGGCGACGAGTGCATCGGGTCTGCCGTCGTGAGGTCGTCGTAGAGCCTCAGGTCGTCGTCGAGGTCCTCCTGGTCCCCGGTGTAGGGCGTGAAGCTCACACGACAGCAACGGGCGGCGGAGATCCTCATGAGGCGACTCCGATAGGTGCGGTCCCCGCATCCGGGGGTGTCGGTGTACGGGAGGTGCCATCCGCCCCACTCGACCTCGACCGGCGTCGACAGGTCGCGGGCCTGGATCATCTGCTCGCCGAGGACGGCCATCTCGGGTTGCGGGAGCGGGCCGGTTCGTTGGACCCGGAAGTTCTCCCAGAAGACGGAGGTGACGACCCACTCGTGCCAGGTCCACGGTTCGAGGATGCGGTTCGCGAACTGTTTGTGGATGCCCTTCTCGACAAGGTCGGTGGCGTAGTCGACGGCGTCGAGGCGAGCGGCGAGCCACGTCTCGGCGGCCTCGGCGTCTTCCTCGGGAGTGCAGGGCACCGTCGACTGCATCCCGCGCTCGTTCTTCATGAACCGGTACGGGACGAAGGGCGTCTTCATGACCTCGGCGATCTTGCGCTCGACGGGGATCGCCCTCGACGACGACGAGTTGCGCGAGAACAGGCGGTGAGTGTTGGCCTCGGCGAGGATCATCCGAGGGAACCGGCACTGCATCGTCGTGATCCGTTCCCCGGCCGGGTTGATCGAGTCGGCGATCACCTCGGCGTAGGCCATGGCCGCCCGGCCGCCGCCTTCGATGCGGGGCCGGGTGTTCGTGCGTTGCGTGGGTGAAGTCATGAGCCGAGACCTTAGCGGTAGTCCTCGGCTCCGGCCTCATAGGAGTAGGAGGCGTCGCCCCCGTGGATCGGGTTGCGGAGCCAGTTGATCGCCTGAGAGTACGTGTCGACCATGTCGTCGTTTGTGCCTCCGGGGAAGTCGGCGGCCTCGTCGATTAGCTTGTCGACCCAACAGGGCTCTCCGGCGGCGTCGTACTCAGGCAGGTAGTTGGGGAGCCAGATGTCGCCGTCTTTGAGGAGGCCCGTGGTCGAGATGGCACGGTCGACCTTCGAGCCGAGTGCGCCGGGGTTGATCGGTTCGAGACCGGACAGTTTCCCGGCGAGGTCCTGGAGTACGGCCCGGCCGTTCGAGGCGTTCTCGATCAGGTGGTGGCTCGCCTGGGGGTGGCGTTCGGCCAGGGCCAGCACCATCTGTTTCTGCTCGGGGAGGTTCCACTTCCCGCGCACTTGGTCGATGCAGATGTAGCGGCGCTTGCGTTCGTAGTTGTGGGTGTCGACCTGCCAGACCTGGCCGACGGTCCACGAGTCGCCGTCGTCGCCTCCGGCCATGTCCCACGAGGTGATCGTGAGATCACCGAAGGACCTCGGCACCGGTTGGAGGAGGAGCCGCCACCACGAGCGCTTCAAGATGTCGCCCTCGGCGAGGACCGGGACGCCTTGGTAGAGGGCGGCGAACCCGATGGGGCCGACCGCCTTGCGCCGGTTGTGCATCGCCTCGACGGTGAACATCTCGGGACAGAGGGCTTCGCCGGGGGCGCGGCCGATCGGGTCGGGGTCGATGATCTCTGGGTCGGCGAGTGCGGGGAGGTGGGTGACGGTCCACTTCTCGGGGTCCTCGGCGACGAGGCGGCCGACGATGTCGTCGGGGTGCCATCGGGTCATCGGGATCAGGACTCGCTCCTGGCCTTGGAGCCTCGACTGGACGTCGTCGAGCCACCAATCCCACACGAGGTCGCGCATGTGTTTCGAGTTGGCTTCGCGCCGGTTCTTGTGCGGGTCGTCGATGACGATCAGGTCACCCTTGAAGCCGGTGATCGAGCCGTCGACTCCGGCGGAGAGCACGCCTCCTCCGGCGGTCGTGTACCACTCTTCGGCCGACATCGTGTCGGGGGCGAGGGCGACCCGGAGGTGCCGTGCGTGGTCGCGGATGATGTTGCGGGCGTTGCGGGCGTTGCGGCGTGCGAGCTTCGCCGAGTAGCTCGTGAGAATGATGTTCCACTCGGGATGCCAGTCGAGGGCCCACACGGGCCCCCACACTGAGCCCCACGTCGACTTCCCGACCTGGGGCTGCATCGTCCATATCTGGTAGCGGTCGGCCTCGTTCGGGTCGGTGAGGCAGAGGTCGCGGAACTTGCGGGCGAGGAGCCGGGCGTGCGGGTGCCGCCTGATCCGGGGGTCGATCTGGGCGGCGAGTGTGTCGGGCCTCGACCGCCAGGCGAGGTCGAGCGGGCGGGCCATGGCCTACACGTCAGTGGCGGAGTACAAGATCCCGACGACGTGGGCGGACGACAGGAAGGCCGGGGCGATGCGCTGAGTCCACGACGACGTGTTGTCGTCGCGGGCGTGCTCGATGGCGATCACCCATCCTTCGACGTGGCAGGGACGTTCGGCCGCTTCGGCCCTGTCGAGCGGGTCGACGTCGTCGTCGGCGGCCTCCATGGCTCCGACGGGGGAGGCGACGTCGGCGTACTCGTCGAGGAGCGCGCCGATCTTGGCGCAGAACTCGTCACGGCGGGCCCGGTATTCGTTCACGGGATGAACACTCCGAGTCGGTTGGCGGTGCGGTGTAGGACGTTGACGATCGCCTCGCCGGTCTCGGAGGCGATGGCGTCCTCGACGCTCGGGTGGGTGCCGTCGAGGACCTGGAGGTCGGCCCACTCGTCGAGGGCGGAGGTGCAGGCGGTGACGAGGTCGGCCGGTGCGATGGTCCTCACGTCGACATGTCCGAGTCGAGGAGGTCGTCGAGGGCGGCCCGAGTCTTCGGGTCGTTCATGAGATCCTCCATCGTCGACTCGTCCTCTGGGCGGCGCGGAATGTTGACGGTGAGCGACTGCCGGTCGTGGCGGTGACGTTGCGGGTTGTGGCCTCGGAGGATGATCTCGGCGGCCTTCGTGTCGGCGACCCACTTCGTCGTCGTCTTCGTGACGAGTAGCTCGTCATCGTTGCCGCCGTAGTAGACCCGTTCGCCGTCGATGATCGTGACGGCCCGCTCGCGGGTGACCTCGACGACCTCGACCCCCATGCCGCGTTGAAAGAGCGAGTGTTCGAGGTCTTCGAGACACGTCGTCTTCGCCTCTTCCCAATCCTTCTCGAACTCGGGATCTTCGTAGCGCCACATGCGGAGGGTGGTCGGCGAGTAGCCGGTGACCTGAGCCGACTTGGTCACGTCGAACGTGGCCCGGTAGGCGTCGAGGAAGAGGGCCTTCGCCCTCGCTCGTGCGGCGGCGTTGTCCTCGACGGTCTTCGTCATGTGCTGCACGCACCGGGGCGGGTTCGAGCCGTAGTAGGCGGACGCCTTGCACGGGTTCCCGGCCTTGGTCATGGCCTCGCACTTCTGGTGGATCTTCGCCCCGCCGCTCATGCGTCGAACCATCTGAGGATGCGGTTGCAGTAGTCGTGAAGCGACGAGGCGGCCTGGGTGCTGAGTCCGGCCGCGTCGAGCGTGTGGACCACGGTCATCCCGTTCTCGCGGGTGTGTGCGTAGGTCCACGTGCCGGGCAGGTGGGCGAGGTGGTCCCGGAGCGATTCGACGACGGCGCGGTTCGAGCCGGTCAGGTTGACCTCGACGCGGCTCCCTCCGTACTCCCATTGCCATTGCGGGTAGTTGTCGGGGACGAGGCGGCGCGGGACGATGAAGCTCGCCTCGGCCTCGCCGAGGGTGGAGGTCTCGACGGCGTCGGCGAGCACGAAGTCGATGAAGCGGGCGAGACCCCGGAGCCGACCGAGTGGCATCGGGAACGCGGCATGGTTGTAGGGGTCGGTCGTCGTGACGACTACGGCGGCGGCGAGGTCCCCGTCGTTATGTGAGACCTTCAAGATCGGGTCGCCCTTGTCGTCGACGTGAGCCCATGACGTCCGGGGCAGGTTGTCACCCATGCGGGCGCACCTCCTTCTTCTTCGACGCTACCTGTTTGGTCAGGGTCCCGAGGGTCCAGCCCTCCACCACGGCCAGGTCGAGGAGGGCGTCGGCGGCCGCCTCCGGCAGTTCGGCCACGGCGGCGAAGAACGGGAACGGGAGACGGCGGGCCCGGCGCGACTCAGGGAACCGGGAGGCGACGTAGCGCCATTGGGCGACGGTGGTCGCCTCCCATCTCGGGTCAGAGTTGAGGCAGGCGACGAGGTCGTCGTCGGCCCCTATCATCTCGGCGGCGTTGAGCCAGTCGCCGATCAGCCACGGGGCGTCGAGGGCGAGTAGCTCCATCTGGGGCCGGGCTTCCCGCCAGGCGTCGAGGCTTCGAGGTCGGCGGAGAACCTGAGGAGTTGTGGGTGCCATCTATGCCGCTTCCGCGATCGTCTTCGAGTGCCGGTATCGCAGTGCCATGCTCGCCTCGCAGGCGGTGCACCGGCACCCTCGACTGTAGGTGGAGATCCTGCCACACTTCGCACCGTCGCCGTTGCGGTTGACGAGTCCGGTACCGCCGACGAGTTTGCGGGTGTCCTGGCAGAACCGGCAGATACACGACGGGTTGTAGCGGTGCTGTAGTTGGTCGGCTTGCTCTCGCCGGAGCTTCAACAGGTGGACCCGGCCGGACGACCCGATGCCGCCGTAGATCCCGGTGAGCCGGTTCCCTCGGGGCATGAACGCCGACTCGTCGAGTCCGGCTTCGAGGCACGTGAACCGGACTGGGCAGTCGGAACAGATCCTCTTGCCGGGCCCTCGGGGTTCGTCGTCGTCGGGGAAGAACAGGTCGGTGAGGAGGTGGGTGTTCTTGGTCGGGTGACATCGTCCGGCGGTGCGCCAGTCGTCGGGTAGTGGCGTGAGCATCGCGGCGCATCGTATCGACGAACTACTGGCGTGTCACTTACCTCTGCGCTCGATTCGGACCCGGCGGCGGGGGCGTGGGCATCCGGGCCAGTGGGCGGCGATGAGTCCACATCGGCCGCAGTAGGTCCGGCGACGTCGGCGGCGGAGGGCCCGGATCATGTGTCGCCTGTCGGTGAGGTTGTCCGCTTGGCCCGCTCTTTGAGGTAGGAGGTGATCCGCTTCTGATTGAAGTGGTAGACGACGATCTTCGCGGGGTCATCGGTGGGGAGGTGGGCGGCGTTGAGCGTGTAGAGGAGTCCGATGTTGGCGAGGCGGTCGAGGATGGATCGGCAGTCGTCGACGTCGTAGCCGGTGCGCTCCGCGAGCCATCCGACGGAGACGGGGATCGGGTGGGGCTTGACGGAGGCGACGGTCCAGACGAAGTTCTCGGCTCGCACGATCTGCTCACGGGTGAGGGTCACTTCGGCGGTCCGATCAGCCATCGGGCGTAGACGAACAGTGCCACGATCGCCGCGACCAGGAGGACGGTGACGAGCACGGTGAGGAATAGGTCGATCATCCGAGGATCGCGTCGATCATGGTGAAGACGGCCGAGACGACGGCGAGCCAGGCGAGGATCGACAGGGGTAGCTCCAGCGTGCCGAGGTGGGCGAGGAGGAGGGCGGCGTCAGTCATCTCGGGTTACTCGTTTCAGAATCTCGTCGACGACATGTTGCGGCGTGCGGGCCCGGAGCTTCTTCGCTCCCGGTGTCCCGAGGGAGGATCGGTCGATCAATTCGGCGATCGTGTACTCGCCCATCGTCGTCGGCTTGTCGTCGTCGTCGCTCATGGGTGAAGACCGTAGGCCATGGCCTCGACGTCGACCTTCGGGTCGGCGTCGAGCATCCGAAGGACCGAGGCTCCCGCACGCATCGCGTCGGCGGCCTCGTGCAGGTCGGCGGCGGCCGTGCTCGTGTGGGTCGACCGGCCCCGCCTCGTGTACTCGCCCGCCTCCTCCTCCAGGATCTTCACCCACTTCTCGACCTGCCGACTCACGACGCCACCCACCTCGACACGGCCACCGCCACGCCACCGACCACGAGCAAGAACCCGAGCACCGACAGGCACCCGGCCAGCACGACCCCCTCGTCGTCCAACGTCCCCTCCGCATACGTCAGGCCGATCACGACGGCCCCCGCCAACACGGCACCCACACACGCCAGGTAGATCACGACGACACCTCGCGCCCGCGTGCAGACCCGCGCGACCCGGCGCGCCTCGTGGTTGACTTCGTCTCTGACTTCGTCGTCTTCGGTCCTGTTCTCATTGGTCCCTCATGATCGTTTCGTAGATGGCTCTGGCCCAGCGGGCATCTCCGAGGGCGGTGTGTTCGTCTTCAACCGGGGTGGTGACTCCGAGTCGTGTCGACAGGTCGTGCGACCTCCATGGCAGGTCGACGATCTCGCCTCGGGCGGCGAGTGCTCCGACGGCCATCGCTTCGACGTCGATCAGGTGGTAGTGCCATGGTCGCCGTTCGGGCGGGTGCCCTCCTCGGAATGCCCGGTCACAGAGGAGGGCGAGGCGTTGCTCGTCGAAGGACGGGACCGCCCCTACGATGTGTCGGCCGCTGAGGGCCTCCTCGATGATGGCGGCGGCGGTCCATGACGGGTAGGCGGCGGTCGCCTCGTAGCGGTGATGGAACTGGCAGATGTCCATCCCGACCGGATCGCCCGTAGCGATCTCTTCGTCGGACAGGTGGATCTGGAACAGGATCTCGTCGTCGTCGACGATGATTGCCACCTCCCACACGGCGTGTCGGTACGGGTCGAGTCCGAGGGTTTCGATATCGACGAAGGCGACGTGGTCGTGGTTCATGTGGGTGTCCCCGGTTGGTCGTGGGCGTTGGAGCCGGTCAGTTTGCGGCCGCACCCTGGGAAGGTGCAGACGGTCTCTTCGGCGTGGGAGTCGAGTTGGTTCGCCGTGCACGAGTGAGCGACGGGGCGGTCCGTCGAGTCGTCGACGGCGTCGTCCCATGCGGCGAGGAACTTCTCGACCTGGGGCCAGGTGAGACGCCAGTTGCGTTGGCCTCCCTCGCCGACGGAGAGAAGCTCTGGGCGTATCGTCGTCCCCTTCGGCCATGGCCCCGTCGTCGTGCAGGTGACGCCGAACGTGCCCTTCGATTCGCGGGCGGCGAGGCACCGTCTCAGGTAGGCGATGATCGGGGGTTCGACGGTCACGTTCGCCGTCCGGCGAGGTGATCGTCTTCTCTCACGAGGTCGAGGCTGATCGACGGGGCCCACTCTGGGCCCGGCGAGGAAAGGGTCACGGACACGATCACCCATCGTTCGTTGTGGATGACGACGACCTCGAAGGGTACGCAACGGAGACGGGGTCGGCGTCGGAGTGAGAGTCTCATCGGGTACTCCTCAGGTCGGGGTGGGTGGAGGCGTCGAGGCATTCCTGGCAGTCGACGTGCTTCTTCGTGATCGTGCCCATCGACTTCGGGCCGGACTGTCCGCAGTAGGTCGTGGCCCGGCCCTTGACGCACGAGGCGAGGAGGTGAGTGGTCATCGGCTCGGCACCGGTCGAGGCTCACACGGGACACACAAGCCTTTGTCTCCGGCTCTCGGGATCATGTAGCGCTGGCCGCATCGGTGACAGAAGGCGTGCTCTCGGGTCGGGTCCGGTTTCGGTTCGTTCATTGCGTCCACCTCATCTCGATCAGGTTCTCGTCGAGATCCGGGAAGTTCAGGTGACGGATCTGGTAGTCGTCGAGAAGGGCGGACGCCTTCATGCGCGCGATCGTCGCCGGGTCGAGGTGGACCGTGATCCGGTGGCGTTCTTGGCCGCCGACGTCGTAGTGCGTGAGCGACTTCGCCCCTGGGTGGTCGAGGAGGAGGGCGACGACCATCGCTCGAAGCTCCCGGTGCTCCAGGTCCCGCTTGACCTGTGCGGCGACGTATTCGGCGAACGGGTCGCCGAGATCCCACGTGTTCACCTCGACCACCTCCGTCGGGCCCGGCCGCCGATCCCCCACTTGGCGACATGGCGGACGTCGCGGGTCGGCGGGGCATTCCTCACCAGGACGGGGCGGCCCGGATTCATCGACGGGTGAGACCCGGCGAACCCGACGAGGTTGATCGCCGGGTTGCGGGGCCGGTCCTCGGGGATCGCCTCGGCCGCGTGGACCGACTGGACCTGGCAGTCGATCGGGAGACCCGTCGCCCGTTCCCCCCACACGGTGAGCGCCAGATCCAGGCGGCCGATGTCGACGATCTCCTCCAACACGCCGAAGGTGTCATTGTCGAGGATCACCCGGACGTCGACGTCACGCCAGGTGTCGCCGTCGACCGAGGACCCGACGTGGTACGGCACCTCTCCCCGGAACATGTCGCGGAGTCGGTCGCCCCAATCCCTCAGGAGTTGGACCTGTTGCGGGGTGAGCTTCGAGGCCCTCATCATGTCGGCCTCGGTCCCTTGGATGGATGCCATCTCTCGGGCTCCGACTCGCCCAGGAGTAGCCGGGCCACCCGGTCGCCTTCGGCCGGGCCGTCGTAGCAGATCACCACGGCGACTCCGCCCGGCGGTCGCCATGCGGTGAGATGTTCGGCGATCGCATCCGGGTCGATCTTGTCCGGCTTCACCGGGTCGTCGACGATGAGGAGGTCGGCGGGGGGCGATGGATCGGGAATCTCCAGGTTCACCACGCAGTGAGTCGGGCAGAAGTGACGGCGACCGAACGGGCCCACACTCGTCCCCCACCCTTCGAGAGCGGCGACCTGTTCGTTGTAGTCGTCGAGATCCTCACAGTCGGCCGGGACCGCCCCGCCGACCTTGTGGGTTCGCGGGCACCTCCGGGCATCGCATCGGATCGTGGACTTCGTCTCGACCGTCATGGTCGTACCTCCTCGGGCATCTGTCGGACGTCGAGCCACCCGGCGTAGACCTCGACGTGGCAGTCGCGGGAGTGCTCCGCCTGTTCATCGTCGTCGAGGACGAGCGCCGGGTTGTCGATGTCGTAGCTGTGTGGGCATTCGTCGTCGAAGGTGTGAGCCTTGTTCAAGGTCGCTCGGAGTTCCCCGGTGAAGACCCAATCGTTGACCCAGGCGATCAGCGCGCACTCCCGATGAGCGGTCCTCGGGTTCGACGGCGAGCATGAAGGGTTGCCGTCGAGGTCGCCGTTGTAGATACATGGCGGGGCGGTCTCGCCACGGGGGATCGCCACCCATCGGCCGGTAGTCATTCGTCCTCCTTGGTCGTCGGTGGGTTCAGTCGATCGAGGGCGGCGATGGCGTAGCGGACCGATGCCCAGACGGCGAAGATGACGACGAACAGAGCGATCAGCAGGAGCGGCACGTCGAGCCTCACAGGTCCCCCTCGGCCAGCGGTGAACGTTCCCGAGGTATGTCCTTGAAGCGGTGAATCCGCTCCTTGGCGATGCGGATCTCGTGGGCGTTGTCGGCCCCCTCCTCGTCGGCGAAGACGACCTTCACCTCGCCCGACTCGACGTCGAGGACGGCGGTCGCCAGACCCGACCATGAGCCCATCGGCGAGATGACGCCACCGACGGACCGGGCCCGGCGGGACTCGACGGACACCTCGATCTCCTCGGCGTGAACGAGGGTCTGGTTCAGGTTGATGACGTGGGTCCGGGCCATGGCGACGACCTGGCCGGGGTCCATCCCGTTCACCGGATCGGCGACCCGGTCCGAGAAGATGAACAGCTTCCCGGCCATCTCGATCGGTTTGACCGGGGCCGTCCTGCCGTGGCGGTGGCCCTCCTTCCAGGTGGCTCGATAGCTGTACTGCATCGTGTGGGTGCTCACGAGACGAGGACCTCCTCCTTGCAGATGACGCACGCCGTGAGACCTTCGGGCACGTAGCACGTGTGACCTGAGCCGGGCATCTCGTCATCGGTTGTGGGTGTAGGTGACGACTGTAGCTCACTCGGGTCGAAGGCGTTGAGCCAGGTCGCCGGGTAGGGGATCGTGTCGGGCTCTCGGGTGAACCACTCGGTCCGCTTGTAGAGGTCGAGTCCGGCGAGGAGATCCTCGGCGCTGGCCCCGTCCCGCCGGACCACGTCGTAGCGTTTGGCCGCCGCCTTCTTCGAGAGCTTGCGCGGGTACTCCTCCCAGAACACCTCGAAGTCGGCCTTGAATGTCCGGCGGACTCGGGGTGGTTTCGGTCCCTCCTCTGTTGCCGAATCGGACGCGCGCGAATCCTGCCGCGCGACGTCAGTCGCGCAAGAAGGTTCTGGTTCGTTAGGTTCTCTCTCTTGTTCTCCTATGGCCGCGCCTGGGGGCGCGGTTTCGTGGACCCCTGGCGCGGTTTCGTGGACCCCTGGCGCGGTTTCTTCATTCCGCGCCGGGGGGCGCGATTCTTCTGGGCCCTCATTCCGCGCACCCAGGCGCGGTTTCTGGGCGTGGGCCTCGGCGCATCCGACGAAGCGATACCGGGTCGACCGACTCCGCCCGCCGCCCTCCTCCAACACGACGAGGAGGTCCCGCTCGACCATGGCCCTGAGGTACTTGCGGACCGTCCCCGGATCGAGTCCGACCTCGACGGCGAGCTTCTCCGGCTTCGCCCAGAAGTCGTGGTCGTTCGAGTCGTTCACGATCTCGGCCACCCGGTACGCGAGAAAGCGCTTGGCCGCCCCGACGAGGTTCGAGTCGAGCACGAGTTGCTTCGCCAGGTTGCACACGTCAGTGCCCCCGTTGCGGTCGGGGGGTTGACTGTGTATCTTCTTGGCTCACGCCGAAGCTCCTAACTTCGTCGGGCAACTCATGCGGCCGGGAGGATGGATGACCTCTCGGCCGTTTGCCGTTGGGGGACAGTTTCTACTCGGACCGTGGGAGCCTGTCCAGTGCGTCGACGTCGGCGGCCGGGTGTGACGGTGTAGCCCTCGACCCAGCGGAGCGACCACGGGGCTCCCTGGGGGCTCTCGTGGAAGATTCGAGGGCCTTCACTGCCCGGCGGTGACGCTCCATCGACGACGGTCGCTCTATCCCCAGAATTATCCTCAACCTGTGGATCACGACGAGGGCTCGATGCACTCGACGTGGGCATAACCCTGGGGCGTCCTTCGGATCGGGCGGCCGTCTCTCGTCGAGAAGCCGCACCCTGGGCACGGGTGGGGCTCAGCCGAGGGAGGAGCGACCGACTCCACCTCGACCGGGCCCTCACCCGTGGACTCTTCGACGACCTCGCCGTCGACGACCTGTCCGTCCCGGTCCGTCGAGGAGACGTCGACCGCCTCGGGGTATGCCATCCCGGCGGGGAGCGCCATGTCCTCGCGACCCGGAGCGGCACCGACGGCGGCGAGACCCCCGGCGGCGATCTGCTCGATCGAGAACTCCGAGCCGAGGACCGCCACCGAGAAGTGCTGGACGTTGCCGGAGAAGTCCGTCGAGCGCCGCTTCTCGATCCGCAACGATGCGAACGGGAGACCCTGGGCCTGGGCGAGGCGGATCACGTCGACCGAGGCGGGGATCTCGGCGACCGCGGCGGCGGCCTTCGACTTGTAGACCCACGTCCCGGCGAAGCGGATCTCGGGGAGGAGGACGTCGAGGCGCACCTCGCGCTGGCTGCACTCCATGACCTGTTTCGCCCAACACACACAGTCGGCCTCGCGCGTGTGGACGACGTCCCCCTCGGGGCCCTGGGTCACGGTGCGAAGCTCGACCGTCTCCCCGTCACACGATCGCTTCAAGGCCCCCTTCACCCAGAGCGTGTAGTTGGATTCGGTGCAGGCGTCGGGCGGCAGAGCGACCCGGATCTCGTTCGCCTTCGTCGTCAACTGGTGAGTGTGCGGCGACGTCGTGTCCGGCCACTCCTCGACGGTGCCGCCGTAGAGGGCGGCGACCTGTTCGAGGGCGGTCACGTCCGACGAGGTGAAGCGCCACGTGTCGAGGACCCGGCGGCCGCCCTCCGAGCGCGGGGCTTTCTCGCCCATGCGGATCGCTCCGGCACGAGGCAGACGGTGGGCCCGGTCGCCGGACGGGACGGGTAGGCGGTTGCTCGCCATGGGTGGGTGCTCCTGAGTGGTCGCTCGGTAATGCAGTGTAGTTGACCGGGGCCGTTAAGTGGGACCGAACGGCCCCGGTCGATCTCTTACGTGACGGGTTCGCCCGCCCCCTCCAGGGTGTTCTCGATCGAGTCGATCCCGTCGATCATCTCGCCGAGGGCGGCCCGGATCGAGCCGACGTCGTAGCCGCCGGACCTCGTCCACGGGACCCAGAAGGTGATCGCCGACCGGTCGTCGTCCTCGGGTGAGTGGTGCAGTTCCTCCGGCGAGCGGAGGAAGACCCGCACGCCGTAGAAGGTTCGGCCGGTGTCGGCTTCCTTCTCGACGACGGTCACCTCGTCGGTGAGTTCCTCGGCGTAGACGTTGATCCTCACTGGTCGGGATCTCCGAGTCGGGCCTCTTCGAGTCGGTCCTCTTGCTCGGCCTCGGCGGCACTGGCGATGTCGTCGCGCAGAGCGTCGGCGACGGCGTCGAGGTAGGAGACAGTCGACTCGATGAACGACAGGGCGTCCACCGGTTCGAGACCAACTTCGACGGTGGCATCCGAGCACGCCGAGGAGATGTTGGCGGCGGCGTCATCGTCCCCACCCTCGCGCAAGGCGAGCGCGATCTCATTGGTCAGTGACATCTCAGAATCCCTCCTCCTCGTCGGCGGTGTCTTCGAGTGTCGGGACGTAGGACCGGCGCAACAGTTCGAGAAGGATGCGCGCCTCGGCGACGGTGAGCTTGCACTCGACCGGGGCATTCTCGATCACGGCGAGACGGGACTCGGTCAAGATGCCGGGGAGAGCGTCGATGAACGCAACCCGGCTTTGGCCGGAGTGCTTCCGTAGTTGAGCGACGGCGACCGGGAGAGACTCCAGGCACTCCGTTGCGGCGTCGAGCGCCTGGTCCCACTCGTCGAAGGGGATCGACACGTGGACGGTCGTCTCGACGAATTGCTTTGCGGCCATGGTGGGTGCTTCTTTCTCTCGGTGTAGGTGTGGGTGTAACTGTAGTTGATTAGCGGCGAGGTATCCACTTCGGGATCTGTTGGCTCGGGTTGCCGTAGGCCGGGTTCAGGTAGTGGGTTGCCTCCCACTCCTCGTCGGCGGCGGTGAGGAACCCGTCGGTGAGCGCGAGCACGTTGCCGCCACGGGCCCACAGGTCCCACGGCATCGGAGGAGCCGGGGCGACGTCGGGTGCTCTCGGAGCGGCGGGGCGTCGGGGCCTGTCGACGACGTCGGCCTGTTGATCGAACCGGCGGCGGCGCTCCTGGATGCGGGCGTAGCGCAGACGAGCGACGTCGACCTCGGTCACAGGTCGACGTCAACCTCGGACACCGGCAGGCGACCCGACGGCGTCGTCGCGCAGAAGGTACGGAACCGGCAGTAGCCACATTCCCACCACGAACCCGTCGCTACGACCTGTCCGTCGGACACGATCTCCCACGTCCCGGACTCGGGGTCGACCACCTCGGCGGCGTTGGGGACGTCAGGGTTCGCGAAGCTCCGGCGAGGTAGGACCTCGTCGTCGTAGAAGAGTGCGCCGATCTTCTCGATCCGCTCGACTGCCGCGGCGGCCATCGGCTCGAACCGTTCCGGGCCGATGGTCCACTCGCCTCCCCATCGCTCGAAGTCCGAGACTCCGGTCTTCGCCTGTTGATCCTTCGAGATGAGTCCGTCGGACACGTAGAGCATGACGAGCGACGAGGCAGTGATGGCCTGAGCGATGACCGACCCTCGGACCACGTCGGACCACTTCGGGCCCCGGCCCGGTTCGTTGCGTTGCCACCCGCCGACCATCCCCTTCCATCCGTAGCCCGACTCGACGTTGACCTCGATCACCGTCGTGTCGTCCAGGCGGCGACCGGCGACGAGGTCGGTGAAGCCGTGCAGGAGACCCGGCACGATCTCGACGTGTTGGTTCGAGTAGACCTCGTCGAGCCCGCGGGTGATCTGGTCGCGGACTATGTCGGCGGTCTGTTTCTTGACGGCCATGTCGTAGATGGCGGCGTCGTCGATTGCATCCGACGGCATGACTCCGGCGAGCTTGTAGCCAATGGCACGCGAACACTTGCCGATGTCGTCGACGTTGAGGACTCCACCTCGGACCGGCGGGTTGATCGTGTCCCGGAAGTCGAGACCCTCGATCACCGCCCCGAGGAACCGGGGCTCAGGATCGGCGTTCCATCCGTCGGACGCCTCCTCGACATAGTCGGAGGTGGGCAGGTTCGAGAGGTCCCGAGCCATGGGTGGGTGCTTTCGGTAGAGGGCCTGAGGTTCCACGCTACCTACACGGCCGCACGTCGTCAACTACACGGGGTCAGTCCATGCGGGGTGGACGAGGTCCACCGCGGGAGACCCAATCCCAGATCATCCGCTCCCGTTCGGCCGAGGCGAGGAGGGCGGCGGTCGAGGCGGCGAGGGCGTGGCGGAGATCCTCGTTCGCCATGGCGGGGTCGCGGTGTACGAAGCGTCCCTCGGCGATGAGTCGGGCCAACTCCATTCCCTGCTTCACGACCCACACGAGAGCGCCGGACGTGGCCGTGAGGGCGGCCGCCGGAATGTAGGTGGCCGAGGTCGGGTCGTTCGTGATCTGGCCGATGAGCGAGACCGTCCATCCGCCAGCGGACAGGAGGATGGTCCCGATCGTGACCGCGGCAATCTTGGTCATAGAAGAGATCACGGGGTGCCCCGAGTCGCGATGCTGTCAGTCAACCTGGGCTCAGGCCCGAATGAGCCGGTTCGCCTTCTCGAAGTAGGCGACGAGCTTGTCCCACGATGCCCGGTCGACGGTGGCGTCCGGGATACGACCGGCACCGGGTGAACCCGTGGCGATGACTGTGCCGGTGTCGGGGATCAGTAGACGCCAGTCGTTGAAGTTGTTCGCGATGACCATGTCGGTCTCCTCTTCGTTTCCTCGGGGCAGAGCGGGAATGCTCAGCCCTCGTTCGTATGCCAGCACCGCGGCCGGGATGGCGTCGCCGACGAAGAAGATCCAGTGCCACTCCTCCTCGACGAGTTCCATGCCCCAACCGAACCGCTCCCCGTTGGCGAGCATCCAGTCGAAGACGCCAGGACGAAGCACGAGATCGACGCCCACGCCCTTGCCGTGGTTCGACGTTCCGGGTCGAGCGGCGGTCGCCTTGAACCAGTGCCACCATGTCTGGCCGTTCCATCTGTAGGACCGTGGCCGCAACGGATTGAAGATCCGCTTGTACCTCTGTCGCCAGATCGACTCTTGCGTCGGATACGGCCGGTACGAGTTCGTCTCGGCACTGACCAACAGGTCGATGCCGTCGGCGGCCGCGGCCGACTCCATGGCCCGCCAGGAGCGGGCGGCCGGAACCGCGAGGGTGACGGTCTTCCCGCCCGCCCTCCCCGGTGTCGACGACAACAGGTCCGGCGGGAGAAGCCCATTCGGCGCGGCCGCCACCGCTGCCGGATAGGTGATCTTCCGGAGCGGGTACGCCATCTCAGACGGTGGGCTTGTTCGGCACGACGTAGACCCCGAGGGCCGTCGCTACCGCGGTTCCGAGCATGAGCCACTCGCTCCCCGTGACGGGGACCGAGTCGGATGCGACGACCACCGTCCCCCAACCGATCAGCCCGGTCACCACCGCGGCTACCGTCTTCTTGGCTTCGTTGAACTTGTCCATGAGGGCCTCCTGTCGACGTGCCCGATGATCGGCCCGGCCGAGGCCACGAGGAGTGACGCGGCGCTCACCACTCCATCTTCGCTGCACACACAGGACCGATGCCCCGCTCGATCGACTGCTCATCTTCGAGGGTCCGACCGCACGCACCGCACTTGCCGACGAGGTGCCCGTAGGCGGCCATGGCGGCGGGCGGGTCGGCGACGATCGCTGCAAGCTCGGAGGTGATCTTGCCGACGTATGCAGGAGCACCCGGCTTCTGAGATCCGTACCGCTGGCCCGCCCCGTACTCGGCGGCGTCCTTGACGAAGATCCACCCGGCCCACTTGCCCTTGTCGACGGCGTCGACCCGGACCTTCAACCGGCCATCGGAGCCGGGCACGGCGTAGCGGCCCGACGGGAGTCCGGTCAGGTCGAGACCCTCGACCGGGTCGAGGTTGTCGGCGAGTGCCGCCTCGGTCTTGCGAGGGTTGCGGAGGAGGTCGGCCCTCACGCAGTTGAGGACACCCTTCGCCTGGCCGGGTGAGAGGTCCCGCTTGCCGACCTTTGACCGGACGTCGAGGAGGAACTCGAACGTCCCGGAGTAGTCGGCGAGCCATGTCCCGGCGAACTCGATCAGCCCGGTTGTCATGTCCTCGACCTCGAACTTGCGGCCGAGGCTCTCGACGAGGGCGGCGACGTCGTCGAGGGTGGCGGCCTCGGTCTTCGGGATCGAGGGGGCCGGGGTCTTCGACTTGCGGGCCCGGCCACCTCCGCCGTACTCGGCGGCCTTCTCGATCCGGGCGTCGACCGGCGAGCCGAGGAAGGAGACCTCGGTGACGTCGTCGACGCAGGGGCACACGAACCCGGTCCGGTCCGGGTAGGTCCCGACCTCGACGGGCCCGGCGATCTCGGCGCAGTCGGCGGCGGCGTGCATGACGAGCCCCGACTCGATCCAGACGGAGAGCCCGGCGGGGAGAAGGGTGGAGGGTGAAGCGCTCATGACCTCATTGTAGCAACCCGTAGTTGATTGTCAACTACTCTGCGCTACGTCCGTCGGTCCGGCGGTTCTCGGTCTTCTCCCGGTGGTACTCCTCGGTGAGGGCGGCCGCTTCGTGTGGGTCTGGGTGGGTGCTCATGACTCCCACTGTAGAGCGGTCCGTAGTTGACTTCAACCCTCGACGTGTAGTTGAGGGTCAACCTCTACTTGACGGTGATGAGGTCGCACCGCCGGACGATCACCTCACCGCCGACCGTGATCCTCACCCATGACTGCCAGTCGCCCGCCGCCAGTTCGATCCCTGCCCCAGAGCCGGTGAAGCCGACGGTCGGCGTGACGGCGACGGCGGACCCGTTGGCGTAGACGCCCGCCCACGAGCCCGGCGTGAAGGCCGAGGGCTCGACGCCACACGCGACGATCGCCCAACCGGGGGCCGTGGCGGTCGGGTCGGCCGATGCCTCGACAGCAGTGCGGAAGGCTTCGACGCTCGGAGGTTCGAGGGTGATCGTCATGACAGGAGAGATCCTACCCCGGCTCCTTCGAGCGAGTCGACCTCGATCGTTCGGTGGAACGGCCCCACCTCGGCGTCTTCGATCGGGTCCACCTCGGCCGTTCGGTTGAGCGCGCCGACGAAAGTGGTCGTGTAGAGCTTCCCGGTCGAGACTCTGACGTCGACCTGGACGACTCCGGTGATCGTGATCGGTTGAGGCGAAACGGTGAGGATGAGCGGGTCGAGGGTCCGGGTCGCTCGGCCGATCGTGGTGGCGAGGGAGACCGGCGTGACGGTGACGACGAGAGGGTCGAGGAGGCGGACCGGAGGACGGGGCGAGGCGACGAGAGGGCGAGGTGAGACGGCGACCGTGACCGGGTCGAGGAGCCGAACGATCCGCCCCGGCGTGGCGACGAGTGGTCGAGGAGTGACCGCTACGACAAGGGGGTCGAGGGTGCGGGCGGCGGGTCCGACGGTGACAGTAAGCCCGAGAGGTGTGACCGTGACGACGAGCGGGTCGAGAGTGCGAGTCGCTCGGCCTGGTGAGGCGATGATTGGTTGAGGCGAGACGGTGACGACGAGCGGGTCGAGGGAGCGGGTGACCCTGCCGATGGCAACATCGAGGGAGACCGTCGTGACGGTGATGACGAGGGGGTCGAGGAGGCGGACCGGGCGCGTGGATCGTGTGCCTGCTATGGGGAACGATCCGATTCGTCGGCCACCGATCGCGGCGGTCATCGTCTAGCCGTAGATTTCTACGATGACGATGCCGTTCGACCCTGTCCCACCTGTCAGGGCAGTCGATGAAGCAGTGCGGGCGGCACCGGAACCGCCTGCGCCATAGTTACCTCCGGCCTCCTCGGTCGCTACTCGGGCGGACTTTGCGCCTCCACCATGTGTCGACGACCCGCCGAACCCGCCATTAGCTCCGTTGATCCCCCCGGCATGGTTCAGGAGCGCCGGTGCTCCCGCCCCGCCACCTTTTATCAAGATGTCTCCGGCCGTTGCGACTCCACCGGACTGTGCCGGTCCACCGATCGGGGGCGTGGTCGCTGGCACGAACCCTCCGCCACCACCGCCGCCAGCGACCGCATGAGTCCCAAAAGACGAGCTTCCACCCGCCGTGCCGTTGTTCGCACCGAATCCGCCGCCTCCGAAGTCACCTACCGTGACCGTTTCAGTCGACGCAAGGTCCGCAACGGCCAGGCGGACGATCGCCGTCGACCCGCCGCCGCCGCCGCCGCCGCCGGACACCTGGCCTGCGCCTGTCGCCGGAGCGCCCCCGCCTCCGCCGCCCGCGCCGACGGCGGTGACCTTGACCGAGCGGGCCCACGGGTAATCGCCAATGTCGAAGGACCCGGACGCCGTGAACACCTCGACGGCATAGCCAGGGTTGAGGGCGGCCGCCTTCCAGCCGACCACGTTGGTCCCGCCGTCGAGGGTGACGAACTCGTACACCGACGGGTCGGCGTGGACCGGTTCGATACCTCCGGGCCATTCGACCGAGCCGGGCCAGGTCGGCGCGAAGTCTCCCCGAAGGATGACGGTCATCGTGCACGGGAGGCCGTCCTCGGCCCCCGAGAAGGAGACCGCACAGTCCTCGGTCATAGTGACGTCGTGAACTCTCCCTGAGGCGGCCACGGCGAAGGCTAGGTCCTCTGTCGACCCGGCATCGGCGACGACGTCGGAGGCGGTGCGGTGGGCCTCGGCGGTATCTCCGGCGGTGTATGTGTGATCCCACCGGGTGCCGGATGCGTGGGTCTGGTCGGTGGTACCCTCGGCCTCACGGGTGATCGTGGCGGTCGTGGCCGATGCGGTGTGAGCGGTGACGATCACGATCTCGGGGTCGCTCCCGTCGGGGTCGATGACGAGACGCATCGTGTCGGGTGATGCGACGACGGGCATGTCCGCAAGCTCCGGTGACGACATCGTCGTCGCGGCCGTGTCGAGGAGAGCGTCGATCTCTCCGCCGAGGAGGTTCTCGAACAGCCTCATCGGACTCAGACGATCCGTAGCCAGTCGGCGTTGGCGTCGGACGGGTCAAGGTCGAGGCCACCGTCGAGGGGAACCGAGGCGAAGTCCTGCACGGCGATTGGCACGTCGTTCGCGTCGGTGCCGTCAACGTGGAGGTAGATCAAGACGCCGACGGCGTCCTCTCCGGCGACGGCGTCGAAGGCGAACATGGGCGACGTCGGGGCGGTGACGTTGGCCCGGTCGTTCGTGTCGTCGACCTCGGTCACGCGAGACGAAGCGGCGACCCGTTCGTCGGGGGTCGTGGTCGTGGTGCCTCCGACGGCGAGGACGGCGGCGACCGAGTCGAGGTCGGGGTTGTCGTACCCTGCCCCGACCGTCTGGAGGAGGAGTCCTCGAATGTCCGAGACGGTGCCGTCGAGGTCGAGATCGTTGTTCGCGAGGGCGAGCTTCGAGATGTTGTAGACGGTGTCCGTCATCGGTGGCTCCGGTCAGGCGGGAAGGGGCGCTCGGGATGCCATCGTCGGCGGCGGCCTCCGGTTTCGGTGCGACGCGGCGGGGCTCAGTCCCGAGATGGCACGTTGAAAATGTAGGTGTCGTTGTTGCGGCGGTACCACGTGAGACATGCCGACCCGTCGAGTTCCGGGCGACAGTGTGTCCTCGTAACGGTCAAAGGGGACGTGTCGATGAACGCCGACTCCTGGCGAAGCCCTTCGGGGTCGGTTGTGACGGTGATCGAAGATCCGCCGCCGTCGACTTCGGCTCGCCAGTTGACGATATCGAACGGCGAGGTGTTGCGTAGGCCCGCGGCGTAGAGGACACCGGTCGCCGATACCGAATCGAACCCACCGGACCTGGTCCCCTGGACTCCGATGGAGGCGAGCACTGTGGCCTCGACGACCGTCCCAGCCGCGGACATATGGAAGACCTTGTCGCCTAGGACACTGGACACAGAGATCCAGAGTCCTCCGGTCGGATCGAGAGCGACTGTCTCGGGCCGAATGCCGTTGATATGGAGGGTGGTCCCTGGCAGGTTCACAGTCGACGTCGGAGCGAGAGTGATCGGGTCCAGCACGGTGATTCGAGCGTTCGTTCCCTGTCGTCCGTATACCGCGAGATAGTAGACCTGGTCGAACGGCGACCAATGGAGAGACGGAGGAGTGGCTTCCCCGTCATAGTGCAAGGTGGCGACCTGGTTGTAGGCGGCGTCATTGAGGTCGTCGGTGTTTATCAGGACCGAGTTGCGCCAGAACTCGATTTCGTCGGGGCCCGGATCTGCGCCGGTAGAACTGTCGGCGTGGGCGACCACGAGCGAGTCGTCTAGTTGATCGTCGATGGCGGCGGCGTACCAATGGAATGCACTGTCGGTGTAGAGGAAGGTCGACACGGGAGATGTCCCGATGTGAACCCCTGGCGTCGAAGAGTCAGGCGGGAAGGTGAAGAATTGGACTTGCAGGACATTGTCGGCGGTGGCGGCGGCGGGGTCCCCGAGTGGCGTAGTGCGAAACGCCGAGTACGCGAAGTCGCGCTGCCACCCGAACGTCTCCGGGTAGCCGAAGGCCAAAGCCGTGGCGTTCGCTTCGATGATCCCGAGGAACGTCGGCCCGACCAGGCCCGGCGAGAGCCCGCCGAGGGCGACACGGGCGGGCCCGTCGACGAACAGGACGACCCGGTCGCCGATCCCCGGCGAGGCGGCCCCGGTGTCGATGAAGCGCATCGACCGGCCGTCGACGGTGATCGTCGGAGGTGGTCCGGCCGAGGTGGCGGTGACGGTCCCGTATCGGACGCCGAGGCTCCGGCGTTGCCGGTTCGTGACCTCGTTCGCCAGGGCCCGCACGGCCCGTCCGAGATCCACCTCGGTCATGTCGCCAGCATTCCGATAGCGACGACCGCCGTCCCGTCCCGGAGGTAGACCGCAGTGCGGGTGACAATCGGCGTGACTCCCACCGACATGAACGCCATGGTGTAGCCGTCGATGGTGACCTGGCCCCCGTCGACGGCGGTGATGACCCCGAGTCTCAGGAGAGGTCCGCCGGTCTGGAGCCCGGCGATCGCCGTCTCCAGTTCCCGGAGCGAATGGTCGAGGCCCACCTACGCCTCGCTCGTGGCCGGTCGCCGGTCCTGGAGGACGAGTGTCATGACCGACTGGTAGGAGCCAGCGGAGGACGTCTGGCGCATCGAGACGGACCGCACGAAGTAGTCGCCCTCGGCTCCGATCTCGGTGATGGCAAGCGGCATGACGTCCCCGGCGAGGCGGCGATGATCCGAGAGGACTTCGAGGGTGACGAACTCGGGCACGCCACCCTTCTCGGCGAGGCGCGCCGCGGCGAGGGTCTTGGCTTCCTGTTCGGTCGAGATCGACCGGTCGATGATGACGAGCGGCATCGGTCCGAGGGCCGACTCGAAGTCGGGGTGGTCGCCGTAGCTGAGCGCCCCGTTGTCGACCCACACGCGCCCCTCGACCGGCGGAGTGTCTTCGTCGAAGACCTCGCCCCGGACGATCACGCCATTGATAATCCCGGACCGGCGGATGCCTCTCGACGCCGACAACAGGTCGGGTGATTCGGAGTCGTATCCGTAGAAGGTGTCGGTGCCGAAGTCGTCGTGCGAAGCGGGCGGGGGCTCGATGTAATACTGGCCTTCTTCGTCGGTGAAGACCCGAAGGATTCCGGCCTGGGCGGCGTCGGCCATGATCTGTAGGAACGACGTTCCGATCTCCCATGACATCTTGCCGATCCGGTTCGTGGTGGTCGTCGGGAAGATCGTCGAGTTGGGATCAATGAGGGCGACCATGTAGGCGATGAAGATCACCGGGTCGGTGCCCTCCGGGATCTCGACCGGGTTGGGGATGGCAACGTCGGCGAACATCTGCATGTTGTCGGCGGCGTCGATCTTCACGGTGACCGTCCGGTCCGCTTCGAGGGTCGCCTCGACAGTGTCGAGCACGTAGGTACCGATGGCGATCCGGTCCGGGAGGTTCGCAAACTCGGGGAGGTGCTGCCAGTAGACGGCGTTCTCGGGGCGCTTCACGACGGTGAAGTCCCAGAAGAGTTGAGCGAGGTTCTGGCGAAGTGGGGACGTCGTGTCGGTGAGCCCGAACGGGAGCCACTCCTCGGCGTCGGTGAGGGTGGCGGTCATCGACCGGCGCACCATCCGGTCGTCGACCTCCTCGAAGGTGACCTCGATCAGACCCGCCTCATTGTCCTCGAACTGATCGGTCGGCAGGGTCGAGATCCGGTTGAACGACTCGAAGTCGTAGACCTCCAACTGCACACGGGCGGCCCCTTCATTGATGAGCGTCCGGGCGGTGGCGTCCCCCGGTTGTGACGGGAACGGCATGACTACTCGATCGTCTTGCGCTGGACGGTGAAGCGGGCGATCCAGTGGTGCCGGACCGAGTACGTCTCGCCCGAGTCAGGCTCGGAGACGACGTGCTCCCATTCGACATCGGAGGCGTGGCGACACACGTAGGCATCGCCGTAGATGTCCGAGAGCGACAGGTCGCCGGGCGACAACAGGATCGAGGTCAGGGTCAGGAACTCGGCCTCGCTCAGGGTGCGGATCGCGAGGGAGATCGCGTGCGGGCGGGGGGCCCCGGTCGAGTTGGCGATCCCGCCGTTGAGCGGGAGTGCTACGCCTCCGCTCCGGCGCTGAATGAGCTTCACGTCGACCGGGTCGAATGCGAGGGTCGTCCCGGTGGCGAGGTCGATCAGTCGCCAGGTCCCTTCGACGACGGTGATCTGGTTCGAGGCGGCGGGGGTGGATGTGAACGTGTTGGGCATTACGACTCCTTCAAGACGCCGATCACGTCGTAGTCGAGGGTCTTACCCTGGGGCGGGACCTGATCGACCCACACGATCTCGTGGTCGAGGAGCCGGACCTCGAAGGACTCGACGCGGTGGGTGCCGGTGGTCTGGGCGGTGGCGATCCCCGTCTCGGTTTCGAGTCGACTCGGGACGGTGGCGTCGATGTTGCGGATCAGGATCTCGCCGTTGAGGAGCACGACGTACTCGTCGCCTGCCGCGATCAGTTCGATCGTGGCGGTGTCGGCGGAGACCCCGTGCTGCACGTCGATCGTGTTTGCCGGGTGCTCGTCACCTACAGCGTCGAAGGTAGCTAGCCGGACCGTGTCGGAGTCGACGACCGCCTCGACCACTCCGGTCGCTCCGCCCCGGACCCGGACCCCGGCGGGGGCGAGGGCGAGGTCGACGACCGCACGAGCGGCGACGTCGGTGTCGGTGGTGGCGATGACGGCCGCGCCGTCGCCGTCGATGACCGCCCCGTTCGACACGATCGTCGTCGTCGACGTGGTCGACGGGCCGGAGTCGATCGTCCACGTGTACGTGTTCGTGCCTTCCTCATCGCCGAGGGCACCGTCGGCCCGGTCGAAGGAGTCGACGGCATCCTGTGTCCGCTCGGACGTGATGTCCACCTCGGTCGCCACAAGCTCCTCGGCGGCCCCTGAGACGCTCCGGTAGATGTTGGCGGCGTTGGCCGCCCCGAGGTCGGTGATCGTGAGGGTGGCCTGGCCCACGCCCGCTACAGCGACGACAGTGGGGGTGGAGTCGAGGGCGTCGGGCGTGGTGGCGTCGAAGGTGTCCCACTCGGAGGGGAAGTCGGTCTTGGCGACCTTGGCCTGGTAGGCGCGCACGCCGAAGGTGTAGAGGGTTCCGCCCCCGAGTGAGTCGGCGAGACGGTGGAGCCGGTCGGCGGCGGAGATGATCCGGCCCGAGGTGTAGACGGCCGGGACGTCTTCGAGAGCGAGGGTGGGGTTGGCGGCGATGTCGGCCGGGTCCCACACGCGAACCTCGAAGGACTGTTGAGCATCGCCGTCGGTGTCGGCGAAGGTCCACGAGACGACCGGGTTCGAGCCGGATACGTCGACGTCGTCGATCGTGACGGTGGGGCGGGCGTTCCACCGGAACCGAGCGAGGAGTCGGGTGATGATCGCATCGCCGAACGCCTGAGAGGCATCCTCGGTCAGGGTCTCCAGGCGCACGATGATGTCGAGCGGATCGAACCTCGACCACGGTCGACCGTCGAGGAGGGTCGTGACTTCCTGACTGTACCGGTCGACGAAGATCCCGTCGTGGGCGATCTCGGTCGGCGACGGGAAGGCGGGCCCCCACACGATGTCGCCGTCGTCGTCGAGGACTCCGAGGCGTGGCCTCCACACGCCGTAGCCGGTCCGGCTCTGGCGGAGGATCACCTGCATGAGTTCGAGGCGGGACCCGGCGGGCGGGACCGGCGGGCGGAACGAGAAGTAGCGGACGATGCCGGTGGCGAGGGCCGACAGCCCCGAGGCGTCGACGTCGTCGAGGAGTTGGATCTCGAAGACGTCGAACGATCCGATGGGGGTGGCCGATCGTTCGCCGGTCCAGATCCCGAACTCGGTCCCGACGTAGGTCCCCGCGTCGAGAGTGTGCTGGCCGACCTCGATCCCGTCGACGGAGAACGTGAGGTGGTCGCCGGAGCACTTGGCCTCGAAGAGGTAGTTGAAGTCGTGGACCGCCTGGGCTTCGCCGAGGTGGAACTCGGCCACGTGGGCCCCGGTCTCGTCGGCGAGCACGAAGCGGCGGGTGTTGTCCCACCCGTGCGGACGGAATACGAGGTACTCGCCGGACCCGACGGCGTCGGTGCCGCGCACGACGATCCCCTGCCACCCTTCGGACCGTTCACCGAACCCGAGGTAGACCTCGCACGTGAGCACGACGTCGGCCGCCTCGACGTCGATCGCGGCGATCAGATCCTCGGTGGCATGGGCTCCTTCGATCCAGTTCGACTGGATCGTGAAACCGGCGTCGGCGACCCACGGGTTCGGGCCCGCCGTCGGCGAGGCGACTCTGGTGTCGAGCGCGGTCGAGTCGGTGCCGGTGAACGTGTCGTCGACGAGGGTGACCTCGTCGCCCTTCTCCCCGAGCGCCCTGGCCTCGGCGACGTCTCCTGAGTCGTCCTCGGCGATCACGTCCGGGGCGGCCACCGACCACCGGTCGACGAGGGCATACACGCCAGGGGTCACTTCGAGAGCGGGGAGCGTCATGACCGAATCCTAGAGCCGCCGGAGAGGCCGGTCGTCGAGGTGGAGGCGTGGCGAATGTTCGACACGAGACGATCGAGGGCCGAGGTCACGCCGTCGACGATGGCCCCCGTGTCGGCGGTCGCCCCGGCGGCCACGTCGACGACGACGGCACCCGGTGCGATCATGATGCCCACGCCACCACCTCCCCCGGAGAGGATCGACTCACGGCCTCCGAGCGTCGACGGTTGGCCGCCCAGGGCTCCGAGACCGAGGACGCCACCCTCGGCCATGGCGAGACCGCGACGGCCGGTGAGGGCGTAGCCGAACCGGTTGGCGACCGACTCCAGGATCGCCAGGGCCCGGCCTCGCTTCGACCCGGCGGCGAGGGGAATGTACGCTTCGCCTCCGGTCTCGGGTTCGGCCCACAGTCGCCAGGCTCCCGGTTGAGCGATCTGGGCGACGTGGCGCTCGCCTCCGTTGGCGTACCGTTCCGCCGCGTTGATCCCGTTGCGGGCGTAGAGCCCGCCGTGGGAAAGCCCGGCGAGGAGGAGGTCATTGATCGCGGCGTAGGGATCTCCGGCGGCGGCGAGTCCGGTGGCCTCCTTCGAGAGCTTGACCTTGATCCCGAGTTCGGACTCGACCCTCGCCGGGACGTCGTTCAACAGGTCGATCGCATCCTGCACCGCCGTGGTGAACTCGTCGGTGTCCCCGGCGATCAAGGCGATCGTCTCCTCCTCGGAGATCCCGACGAGCCCGAGGAGGGTGGCGGCGATCGCAAGGTCAGCCTGGACCGGGTCGGCCCCGAGGGTGATGATGAACTCCTCCTCGGTGAGGCCCGACTTGGCGACCTCCAACTTCGCGAGGTGCGAGAGGGCTTCGATGTCGTCGATCTTGGCGAGCACTTCGAGATCCCGAGTCCCGTACTCCTCGCCGAGATCGACGAGACGGTCGAGGTCCGCGATGGCGTCGTCGGCGGCGAGCTTCGCCTCGGTGAGGATCTCGGGCGGAATGTCGAAGTAGAGAACGGCGAGATCCTCGGCCTGTTCGGCGGTGGCCCCCATCCCTCGGGCGGTGTCGATGAAGCCCGCCCGGAGTCGGGCCTGGGCGGCGGCGAGTTGATCGGCGCTTGCCCCGGCGGCCGCGGTGGCGAGCACGATCCCCTGGAACTCTTCGCCGTAGTCGATGAGGGCGTCGAGGGACTTGGCCGCGTCGAGACCGCCCTCCCGCAACCCCTGATTGAAGTCGCCCCCCTTCGGGTCGTCCTCGGTCGGCCGGGCGACTGACTCGGCCGCCTCGGCGATAGCGAGGGCGGCATCGTTGCCGACCTTCAACAGTTGGGCGGCCGGGTCGAGGGTCGCTGCCAGGAGATCGGCGTAGGGGCCCATCGCCCGGAAGGCGGCGTCGTAGGACCCGGCGATCGTGTCGAGCCCCTCGGCCTGGTCGCGCAGAGTCTCGGCGTGCTCGGCTCCGGCGGCGGCGAGTTCCTCGGTGGTGCGGATCACAGGCTCGCCGACCTCGACGATCCCGCGCAGGGCGAGCCTGGCCGCCTCGGCCTCGGCCGCCTCCTCCGCCAGTGCGGCCGCCTCCTCCTCGGACGCCTTGATCGCTTCTTCGGTGACGACGACGACATCGTCGAGGGCGTCCTTCAACTCGGCATAGTTCTCGGCTCCGGCGATGAGCCCGAGGAACTGTGCCGCCTGTTCGTCGGTGAGCGCCCCGGTCCCCTGGGCGGTGCGAACCGTGTCGTTCGCGAGGTCGCGCTGAGCGTCGGTGACGGAGTCGTAGGCGTCGGCCGACTTGTCGAGGGCCTCGAAGAGGGAGTCGATGTCCTCGACGGCGACACCGGTCGCCTGGGCTCCGTCGATGAGGCTGAGGGCGAGTTGTCCGGCCGCCCCGTCGGTGGCGCTGATCTGTGCCCGGAGCCGGGCGAACTGGCGAGCCGAGTCCCCCGACGATTGGCCGATCGTGTTGGCGTCCTCGGCGAGCTTCCCGAACAGATCCGTGCCGGTCTGCAAGACCGGGAGCACCTCGGAGATGTCGGCCCCGATGCGCGAGAACTTGTCGGACTCGTCGCTGTTGAGTTCCTCGAAGAACTGAGCGACCTCGACTCCCATCGACGAGACCGCCGACTCGACCTCGTCGCCTCCGCCCACGAGCTTGCCGAGGGTTTCGAGGAGCGTTTCGAGTTCGGTGTTGAGTTGAGGGACCGACCCGGTCTGCTCCTCCAGTGCCCCGGTCAGGTCTCGGGCCTGGCGAGCCGCCTCGGCCTGGGCGTTCTTGTGCCGGTTCCATGCGAGGAACCCGAGCCCGGCGACGGCGACGGTGGCGAGCACGGCCGGGTTCAGTGCCCCGCCGATGACGGAGGCGAGACCGCCCGCCGCGGGTGCGGCTCCGGCCATGGCCGCCGACATTCCCGAGACGGCCGACGAAGCGACCGAGGCGGTGCGCAGGGCGAGGAGGCTCCGGCCGATCACGGCGAGGGTCGGGGCGATCGGCAGACCGGCGGCCTGGAGGAGAAGGAGCGCCACAACTACAGAGCGCACCGGGCCGGGTATCGAGGTGAACGCACCGACGAGTGGGTCGAGGACGACCTTCAAGAACTCCAGTCCTTCGATGACGAGCGGGAGGATCTGGAGCCCGAACGTCTTGAACGACACGGTGAGATCGTTGAGTGCCTGATCGAACTTGAACGCGTCCGACTGGCCGAGCGAAGTGAACGCCGTACCGAGGATGCCGGAGGAGTTGGCGACCACGCCGAAGGTGTCTTCGAGCGATTGGGCCGAGGCGTTGAGGACGATGTTCGCCCCGGTGAGCCCCTGGGTGTCGGTGATGACCTTCGCCAACTGCACCCGGTTTCCGTCGAGCGCTTCGTCGAGGGTCTGGAGGGCGGCGACGAGCCCCTGTTGTTCGAGGATGGATTGGAGTTCCTCGAAGCTGAGCCCGACCCCGGCGAGGACTTCCTGGGCCTCGGTGGTCGGCTTCAAGAAGGCACGGAGGAGCGAGTCGAGGGCGGTGACCGACTGAGCGGCGTTCGAGCCGGACCGGGTGAAGAGGGCGACCGCACCACCCACGTCGGTCATGGCGACCCCGAGGGTCGAGGCGTTGGGCAGGACCCGCGCCATGGAGTTCGCCAGTTCGGAGACCTCGAAGTTTCCGGCCCGTGCGGTGGCGACGAGAATGTCGGTCGCGTCCGAGGCGGTGATCCCGGCGGCGGCGTAGTTGTTGAGGATGGCGGCCGCCAGGCGGGCGATGTCCTTCGTCTCGCCCATGCCGATCGCGGCCGCCTTCGCCGACTCTTCGAGAGCGTCGAGCGCCTCCTGGCCCCGTAGACCGGCGGAGGTGACCACGAAGAGGGCCTCGGCGAGTTCGTCGGGGGAGCGGGCCGTCTCCCCGGCGAGGGCCAGCACCGAGTCCTTGAATGCGTCGACCTCATCTCGGGCGATGCCGACGAGGGTCTCGATCCTGGTCATCGACCGGTCGAACCCGACGGCGGAGATCCCGGCCGCGGCTCCGGCGGCGAGGATGCCTGCCGACGCGATCCTCGCGGCCCGGTTGATATTCGTGAACGACCGGGTCGCCGTGGTGTCGGCGTCGGCGACCGACCGGGAGAAGTTCGAGACGGTCGCCCCGGCGGACGTGAAGAACTGCGTGAAGCCCTTGCCCTGGGCCGAGACGATTACGTCGAGGTTCCTCTGCACTGCCACAGAGTCGCCCCGCTCGTGGCGTTTCGGTGGGACGCGGGTCAGTCCTCGCGCTCGGCCTCCGGGCGGGGCGCGACGTAGGGCTTCGTCACGATGCGCGAGATCGCCAGATCAACCCGTTGTGATTCGGTCCGAGTCTTCTCGTCGCCGAACCTCGACTCGATCACGTCGGCGCGCTCCATGCACGAGTAGCACGTCTCGATCCCGTAGGTGTGCGGCGGCGGGTCGACCGGCCGTCCGTTCTCGTCGAGCCATTCCTCGGGGTGCTCGTGGCATCGGGGGCACCGGCCCGACTCGCGGGCGACGAAGGCGAGGGCCTTGGCCCGGTCGAGTTCGGTCCAGAGGTCCGGGCCTCCGAGGAACCGCGAGTGCGGGATGCCGAGGGGGACGCAGTAGGCGAGTTCCTGGCGGAGCGCCGGGTCCCCGCTCAGTCTTTTCCCGTGACCTCCAGAGTCGAGATGGCTTTGTTCACCATGACGACCTTCTGGAGGAGGGCGTCGAGTTCGGTCTCGGAGAAGTTGGCATCGGCGAGGGCGGCGAACTGCGCCTTCGTGATCCCCTTCATGGTCTTGCCCGAGGGGAGGACGACCTTCGTGATGCACTTCTCCATGAGCGCCGGAGGGAACGTCTCAGGGTTGAGTGTCAGGTTCCCGGCGTTGCCTGCCTTGCGGAAGGCGTCACGGTGCGCCTTCGTCGCCGGGTGGTCGTTCAGGAGCCTGTCGTACTCGTTCGGCGGGATCTGTGCGAAGTAGAACGACACGACCCCGAGCGCCTCGCGCGCCTCGTCGACCTCGTCCTCGGCGTCGGCGGCGTCGGTCTGGGCCTGGGCGTTGGTCGGGTTCTTCTCGGCGACGCGCTTCAAGGCCAGCGCCCGGCTCACGATCGAGAGCCACTCGGAATGCTTGTCGGGGTCGAAGGCGAAGTGGTACTCGCCTCGACGGCGGGGACGGCCGAGAAGTTCGGCGAACGCCTCCTCGTCCTCGCTCAGAGGGGCATCGTCGGTGACTGTGGCCGGATCGGTATCGCTCATCGGTGGGCGTGTTTCCTCGTGTGTGGGTGCGTAGGTGATTGCCTGAGATGGGCAGGGGCGAACTCTCGACGAGCACCCACGCACATCGGAGACGGACCCTAGCCCATCTCAGGCGAACCGCTCGACTACGGGTTGACGACGACTGCGCCGTCGACCGGGTCGGTCCTCTGTGAGAACGAGACCCGGAACCGGGGGGCGTCCCCGGAGTAGTCGGAGTTCTTCGCGAGGACCTGCACCGAGTAGTAGGTGTAGACATCGCCGACGGCGGGGGGCGTGGCCGACGGGAACGGGAAGATGGCGATGCCGCCCTGGTTGCCTGCCGTCGCTGTCGGGTCGATGTCGTACAACTCGAAGATCGGCTCGGTCGTGTCGTCTCGGAAGTAGACGATCTCAGCATCGCCGAGGGTGGTGGGCCCGCCGATCTGAATGTCGGTGAGCGACGACAGCCCGCCCGTGGCGACGGTCGAGCCGGTGGCGTCGAACCCGGACAGGGACTCGGCGTCTTCACCGCCCGCCGTGCCTCGAATGTTGACCCCGGCGCCCGCCTCGGCAAGGGTCATCGCGGCGGGGGCGGCGGGAATGGTCGAGGTGGTGCCGCCCTCGAACCAGAGCATCTGGATGGTGCCTCGAATGGCTGCACGTGACATGGCTTACTCCTGGTCGGTGTCGGGATCGTCGTAGCCGGGGTCCGGCTCGTCGGCTTGATCGGCCTCGCCCTCGTCCTCGACCTCTTCGTCGGGGTCGGGGATCAGGGCGCGCGCCTCGGTGCAGTCGTAGCCCCGCGCCTCGAACCTGGCGACGGTCCTCTCGTTCGGATAGAACGTCGCGGTCCGGCCGGTGTCTGGGTGGGTGACGGTGATTGGCTGCATGGCCGCCACTCTCGCCGGGCCCGCTCGGGGGCGGTGCGACGCGACGGTTACGGGGCGGCCCAGAGCGAGATCCGCAGGTGCTCGATGAACAGGTGATTGTCTGGGTCGTCATCGACGGTCGACCCGGCGAGTCGTCGGTTCGAGACCCTCACCTCGGCGCTCCCGAGATCCGTTGCCGGGTCGAGGAGGGCGACCATGACGGCGGCCGCGGTGATCTCCCTCGACTTGCGGGTGCGGCCCACACAGGTTGCCTGGAGGGTCGTGGCGAGCACTCCGGCCCCGGCCGACAGGGATGGTGCCGCCTCGGTTGTCGAGATCCCCGAGTAGAGGATCACGTGAGGGTACGACTCAGGCGTCGGGGGCTTGCCGTCGCCGACCGCCGTGGTGGCAGGCAGGACGGCGACGAGGGCGGCGAGGGCGTTGTCGGTGACGACGGAGAGGTCGCTCATCGCATCGTCTTCCCACAGTGGAAACAGAACTCGTGCTCGGGACGGTGGTGGGTCCAGTGGCGGCGGTGGCCGAAGACGAGACAGAGGGCGAACTGCCATGCCCTCCACCGGCCGAAGGTCTGGTGATGTCGGAGTCGGATCTCGCGGTCGTTCATGCCGTCACTATCGCATTCGTTGTCGGTCGAGACGTGATGCTGAATGCGACGTCCCACGAGGCGGCGGTGAGACCGACCTCCCACTCGTTCGCCGGGCCGTGGCTCTCGACGGGCCAGACCTCGACGAGGTCGCCGACGACAGGCGCTCGGGTCGGGCACATGACGAGGAACCCGGCGGACCCGGCGGCGAGGAGCGTGCGGACCGGGACGACCGACTCGTCGTCGTCGTCGAAGAACGTGATCGTCGGGGTCGGGTTCGCCGGTTCACTCGTGCCGCGGATGGTGGGGACGAACGGCGACGAGTGGCCCACGAGGCGGAGCCCGGCGGTCCGCATCGTCCACCCGCTGAGGTTCAGGATCTCGGCGGTGATGTCGGTCCCGCCGACGATCTGGGCGACGGTCGGCGCTCCCTCGTCAGGGAGGGCGGCGACGACGTAGACCTTCGATCGTCCTCGGCGGAGATAGCGCACCGGCCGAGTGTGGCACCGCTCGACATCGGCGGGGGCGACGCGAGAGGGCCCGGCCTCCGAGTGGCCGGGGCCCTCTGTCCTTAGCGGGAATGCCTAGCGGATCTCCAGTGTGTCAGAAGCCGTGCCACCCGTCGATCCAGCCGTCTTCGGTGTCGGGGTCGTGGACCGGGCATCCCTTGGAGGTGTCGCCGTGTCCGGCCGGGTCGTCGGGGTTCCCGCCGGGGGTCAGGTAGCGGGGGTCGCACGTGCATCCGTCGAGGTCGAGGGTTGGATGGGTCTTCATGTCAGGCTCCGGGGTCGAAGGGTCGGACGTTGCAAGATGGGAGGACGAGGTCGCCGTCCCCGGTGCGGAGAATGGTCATCGGCCGGAACCGGTCTCCCTCGAAGAGTCGCGTCACGGCGTGCGTGGCGGCCACGGTCCGCTCGGTGCCGGTGGCACCCACAACCCGGAACGGCGGCAGGTACCGCTCGTCCCCCCGGTCGGCCTCGGTGGTCCGGCCGTCGGTCATGAGTCGACCCTGACGGCGCACGGCAGGACTCGAATGTTCATCTGCTCACCGCCGCAGTCGGCGATGTACTCCTCGGGGGTCTGGCCGTAGTCGGAGGCGAAGTCGACGCATAGGTCGAGGTTGACCTCGTGGGCGATCGCTTCGGCGGTGGTGCCGACCACGTCGAGAGTGAAGCTCTGTTCGTGGTGGGGATGCTTGGCGAGGTCCCGGCATCCAGGCTTGTGGATCTCGTAGTCGACACCGTGAACGGTGCGGAGGACGAAGACTGTGTGGGGGCGCTTGTTCATGACTCCTCGATCAGGGTGTCGGTGGCCTCGCCGGTGATGACGTCGACGGTGCGGGTGCCGATGGTGCGGACCCCGTACCGGGCGAACCAGTCGGGGCTCTCGTCGGCGGCCTTCCAGGCGGCGTAGGCCATCGCCTCGGAGGGGACTCCCCACGCTCCCCCGACCGCCTCGGTGTAGGTCTTGCCGTTGGGGGCGGCCTTCTCGACCAGGACCATCGTGTTTGTTGGGTGCTTCGTGTCGGTGGGCATGACCTCATTGTAGCGGACCGTAGGTGAAAGTCAACTACTTCGGCGGATGCCCTCGGGGAGGTCCCGGAGGAGGAGCCCGAGTTCCTCGGCCTCGTCACGCTCCGAGTGGATACGGCCATGACACCCGCCAGCGCCGAGACCGGTCCGGCCGTTCCACACGAGGATCAGGTTTCGCACGTCGTCGACCTCGTCCTCGGGGACCTTCTCCCGCTTCGCCCGCTCCCTCGTGTATCGGTGGTGGGGGACGAAGGTCGTCGAGTTCCACGGGTCCATCTCACCGGGGCAGTCCCGATGGTGCAGACCGTGGGCCTGGCATCGGTAGCGGGCGATCGAGGCGACGGCCTCGCGGTCGGCGTGGGTTATCATCTCCCGACCCTAGACGCGGAGGACTCGGCCGCTCATCGACCGAGTCCTCGTCTCGCTTCGTTCTTTGCCCCGACCCGGAACCAGGAGCGAGATCCCCCCGAGTGGTTGAGTCCGGTAGGTGGCTCTCACATGGCTAGCCCGGACCTAATCGGTATTGCCGCATGGGCGTCCACCCGATTCAAGACTCGGGACGTTACCGAGGTTCAGAGGAGCCCGTCAACCGCCTCGGCGATGATCGCCTCCATCTCCTCGATCGACTCGTCGAGGGCAGGCTCGACGTGAGGGAACGGCGGCTGGTTGTAGGTCCGGCCGAGAGCGTCGACGCCGACGAAGCCCAACTCCAGGCGGCGACCCTGAGGGGCGTTGGTCCCGACCGACACCGACGAGTCCCGGCCGGGAATGTCGACCCGTTGCGTGTTCCATGACCGGCGGTAGTTGCTCGTGCGGACACGGGGACCGGGGCGGCCCGACGCCTTTCCCTTGATCCGGCCTTCGAGGAAGAGGCCCGCCTGCATGACCGCCTTGTCGAGGTTGGGGGTGAGCCGGTTGATCGCCGTGGCGATCGTGGCGAGGAGCCCGGCGAACCCTCGGCGTTCGATCATGCCGACCTCCACGCGCCGTCGGTGACGAACCCGTGGAGCTTGCAGTCCGGACACAGGATCGAGGCCCGTATCGTGATCGACGCCAGGGGCCCGGTCCGGGTGTGCTTCGAGAGCTTCGGCGCGCAGTAGATGGTGACCTTCTCGGGCCGGACGCAGAGGTGCGAGAAGTAGTGCATCCCGTCGGAGCCTTCGAGGATCTCCATGTCGTCGCCGAGGTCGAGGCGGCCGACGAGGACCGAGTCGGTGAAGTGGGCGAGCCGGACATCGGGGATGCCGTCGACGGTCACCTTTGGGGGTCCTCGCGGATGCGGCGCACCCACAAGATGTTCGACACTCGGGCGGTGGCCTCTCCGTCGGCGATGACGAAGAAGACCGCGCCGACGAGCGAGGCGGATTCGGACTTGCGCATGGTGGCGATGTCGCCGGGGAGGATCAGTCCGCCGAGGGGACGGGGGAGTCTGATCCGGTGGGTGGCCTCGACGACCCGGTCGTCGGCGACGGTGACGGTCCGGCGAGGGGGGGCCGGGGAGACGAGACAGGGCCCGAGCCAGATGTCGGTGATCGAGGCGGTGACGACCCCGTCGGCATCGGTGACGACGGCGTCCGGGTCTTCTCGGGAGATGACGATCTCGTCGGTGAGATCACGACCTTCGACCCGGTCGGCGGCCCGGTCGATCCACGGTCGCTTGCTCATGAGATCGCTCCTCGTCGTAGCCAGACGGCCAGGGTACGAACGGCGGCCTCCTCGGGTGTGACGCCGTCGGAGCGTTCGAGGATCTTGGACTCGGCGGCGAAGCGGGCGAAGTCGAGTCCTTCGAGCGACGAGGCGAGCCAGGTGGTCGCCTGGCCGACGTCGACGACTCCCTCGGCGTCTTCGATCTCGACCTCGACCGCGCCGGGTTGCAAGACGAACGTGACCTGAGGGTGCATCCTCGTGTCGGGATCGGCGATGACGTGGACCTCTTCGACCTTCGCTCGGAGGTCGTCGCCGTCGAGTTCGAGCACGACCCACCGGCCGCCTCGGTAGATGATTCGGGAGGGCATCCCCCGAGACTAGCCGACCGCCTTGGCCGCCTCGACGGCGAGGACGGCGGCCTCGCACGGGACGCAGATGTCGCCGAACTTCTGGCCGGGGACTTTGGGGAAGAGGTTGAAGGTGACGCCGTTACCGGTGCCGCCGCAGACCTTGCAAACGGGATTGGACATGGTGGGTGCCTTCTGTGGGTGGTGGGTGGATCAGGCGACGAGGGCTAGGTCTGAGGCCCAGACCCCGGCGACCTCGTGGACGAGGGAGAGCGAGCCGACGGGGACACCGTCGAGGCTCCAGACTCCGGGGCTCACCCGCTCGACGGGGAAGCCGTGGACCGAGCCGACGATCTCGGCCTTGTAGCCGTAGAGCGAGACCCGAGAGAGGGAGGGAAGCGGGGAGGAGGGCATGTCTTCATTATGCGCTCCATGTAGTTGATTGTCAACTACATTCCCGCACATTTGTAGTTGACTTCCAGGCGTGCGGCCTGTAGGTTAATAAGTGCCGGGGCAAGGCGTCCCGGCAGAAAGGGTTTCCCATGACCCAGACCGCCGAAGCCACCGTCAAGGTCGGTGACTTCTTCCTCAACAGTTGGGGCTACGACCAGACCAACGCCGACTTCTACCGAGTCCTCTCGGTGTCGAAGTCGGGCAAGACGATCAAGATCCAGAAGGTCCACACGACCGTCGAGGATCGGGGATCGGGTTGCACTCGGGTCCGGCCCACCGCCGCCCCCTTCTCCCGGACGTTCCACCGTAAGTGGGTCGACGGCGAAGAGGTCAACGGCGAGTTCGTCGAGACCGCCCCCGTGCTCACGAAGCGGGTCCAGTCCTACGGCCCCGGCCCCGACAAGGTGTACGTGACGATGGACCACGGATGGACGACGCTCTACGACGTCGACGCCGACAACGGCGCTCACGCCACGGCCTCGGGTTGGGGGCACTGATTATGAACTACGCAACCTTCGTTGCCTACGACGAGAACGGCGACGTCATCGCCGAGTGGCCCAACCAACCGGCGCACGGGTTGGCGTGCGAAGACGCCCGGCGTCTCTTCGTCAAGGCGACCCCCGAGGCGGCCAGCCGCGAACTGTTCGAGGACTAGGATCGACGACGTGACCGCCGACGAGACCTACACCCTCATGATCGACATAGGCCGAGGGCTCACTCCCGAGACCTCTCGACTGGCTCCGCTCACTCCGGCGCTTCGCGAGAAGTGGGATCGCCTCGCTTCGCAGATCGCCGAGATCCGCGACGATGGCGGCATGGAGTCCATACCGTTCGACTCGTGACGCGTCCCTCCCGCCGGGCCCCGTACCTCTAGGGTCCGGCGAATGATCGTCGCGGCGTCCGTTCTGTCCGAGGTGACCGACCTCGTCGACTCGATCGGATCGCTCGCCGCGCTGGTCGTCGCTACCGCCACGCTCGTGCAGGTCCTGTCCACGAAGCGCGAAGTGAAGACGATGAACGGGTCGACGATGGCCGAGATCATCGACGACGGCGAGACCCGACGTATCCGGCTGATCCCCGAGGATGAGCGCACCACCCACGAAGGCGAACACCTCGACCACCATCCCAAAGTCGCCGACGACCTCCCCGACGACTAGAGGTCGAGGAGCCGGAGCACCTCGTCGAGGGACCGTGACCCTTTGGCGACGAAGTCCTCGAACAGTTCGAGGTCGATGATCTCGAACGTGTCGCCGTCGAACGCACCGATGAGCCGGGGCACGTTCTGAATGTTCGTGTCCCACAGGTACGCCTCGTCGAACTTCCCGAGTCGGACCGCGTCGATGAAGGTGTCGGTCACGTCGGCGTGAGCATCGACGAGGTAGTCGAGCGGGACCCGACGGCCGGTCTTCTTCGCCCTCGCCTCGGAGAGTCGGATCGCCAGGTCGAGGTCGTTCGAGGCGTAGTTGGCGACGACCCGATGCCCGGCGGCGTGGGCCTGGTCGAGCTTGGCCGAGAGCTTCTCGATACCGGAGTCGCCGACCGAGTCGAAGAGGATGTCTTGGTCTCGGTCGAACGATTCGGCGATGACCCGCTTCGACAGATACGAACTCTCCTCGTGGGCGAAGGCGGCCGCCCGTGAGTCGCCGTCGGCGACGAGGCGGTTGTACTCGGGCAGGTACTTCTTCACGCCGTCCGGGTCGATATGGACCGACTCGGCGGCCGACGGGAACCGGGCCGGGTTGGCGTCGACCATCGTCGACTTGCCCGAGGCGGGCCCGCCTCCGGTCATGTAGAACGTCGGCCGATCCGAGGCGGGGATCTCGTCGGTGAACGCCTGGACGATGTCGTCGTGCAGGGCGGCCCGGTCGGGGCGGTAGACGCCGTCGGTGGAGTAGGCGGCCTCGGTGTCGAGAGTGTTGTCCGCGTTGATCTCCTCGGCGTTCCTACGGGCCCTCAGCGGCCGTGAGCGGAAGTCCTCGCCAGCTTCACCCGTCCGAGGGGGCCGTGGCTTCCTGGCGGCCCTCGGGGGCCGTGTGAGCCCACGCTCGAACAGGGCCTGGTCGGTGGTCGACCGAGGGTCGACGACCGAGGCGGTCGGCGTGCGTTGCGCCTGGGTGGCTTCCTGGGTGGTGGTGAGTTCCGGCCGAGGGGCGAACGCCCGGCGGCATTGCGGGTGAGCGATCGGGAACCGGCCCGCCTCGTCGGCTCGGAGGATCAGACCGTTCGCCTTGCGGGTGTCGTCGTGAGACTCGAACCCACACTCGGACCCGTCGAGGACCTCGACGTAGGTGACCCCGGCGGCCTTGACCGTCTCCAACGTCCCGACGTTGTAGGCGAGGGCGGTCTGGGTCCGCATGAGCATGGCGGCGTAGGGGGCGAGCGGCATCCGGGCCCCGTTGGCGTACCGAATGGCGGTGAGCGGGAGCGGGGTCCCGTCGGCGGCGAATGCGAGCGGTGCGGCCCGGCGGAGTTCGAGGGCGATCTGTTGCGGGGTCTTGCCCTCGATGACGGCCGAGGCGGTGAGGGCCCGGCTCGATTCTCGTACCCAGCGCTTCACGTCACCGCGCACGTACTCGGTCGCTTCGAGGACTTTCTCGTAGCCGTCGTCGACGATCTCGGCGAGGGCCTGGCGGTGAACCTGGGACCACGTCCACTCGGTGATGAGTTGGGTGTCGGTCCCGCCTCGGGCATAGATACCGGGGAGGCTCTGTTGCATGAACCCCGACGAGGCCCTCATGACCCGGTCCATCTCGGCGTTGACGGCCCGCTCCAGTTCCCGGAGTCGGGTCCGGCGGGCGGCCCGGTTCGGGGCGGTGGCGATCTTGGCTTGCTCGTCGAGGATGCGTCGAGAGGATGCCTCGATCAGGGCGATGATCTCGTCGGTCGCGCCGACCACTTCGGGCGGCTGAGGCATGACCGGCTAGTCGAGGTCGCCGAGCCGGAACATGTCGCCGGGCACGAGGAGTCCAGTCGTGGCGACGGCGACACCTCCGACGGCGGTCTCGTCGAGGGCCCCTTCGAGGCGAGCGATCTGCGCCTCGATCTTGGCGATGTTGCTCGTCCAGTTCTCGGAGTAGTCGCCGGAGAGCGACCACTGTGCCGGAGCGTTGTTACGGAGGTCGGCGAGCTTCTCGCGCACGATCGACAAGGCGACGGCGATCGGGTTGGTCGAGCCGATCGCTTCGCCCCGTTCGATGATCTTCGAGTCGTCCCACCCGGACGCGTCAGCCGATCCGATCTCGGCCCGGACCGAGATCAGGTCGGCGGCGGTGAGGCAGGAGGCCATCGGCTAGAGAGCCGCCTCGATCGCCGCGACCTTGGCCGCCTTCGGCGTGAGCGACTTGGCGACCGGGAGCTTGTGCTCGTCGATCATCTTGTCGAGTTCGGCGACAGTGAGGGTGGACAGGGACGGCGCGGGGCCGTCGTTCCGATCCGCCCCTGTCCCGCCCTCGACCTCCGAGGTGCCCTCTGCGGGGCCCTCGGTCGACTGTGTGGGCGTGGCGAGCGCCTGCGTTGCCTCGGTGGCCTGAGCCTCGGGAGCGGCCTCTGGAGCGTCAGGGACGGTCCCGGCGGGGGCCCCGTCGGCGAGGGCGGCGGTGGCGTCGGTGGCGAGCGCCTCGGCCTCCTTGTCCTTCGGGGTCTTGACCGGCTTCTCGCGCACCGGCTTGCGGGGGGCGCTCGGGTCCGGGTGCTTCACGCTCTCGGGCTGTCCCTCGGGGTCCGGTAGGACCTTGCCCTCCCACGCCTTCGGGTTGAGGATGCGGGCGGCGGCCCAGGGGGGCGGCTCGTCGCCTTCATAGAACGTGTGTGACGTACCGCTGTCATCGCGAATGACCGTGGTCTGTACGAGCTTTGCCATGACGGCCTCACTTGGTTTCGGTGGGTGGGAGACGGCCGCCGGACCGGGAGGGGGCCCTCGGTCCGGCGAGCACGTCGAACTACGGAACGGCGTCGAAGACGTACAGGAGTTCCGGCTGATGGAGCACCGGCATCCCCAGGGCGGCCACCTTCGTGTAGACGCCGACGGGATCGTCCGATGTCATGACGAGCCCGACGAGTCCCGGATTGTCCGAGAAGTCGAGGTCGAGCACGAGCGCCTCGGCGGTGACACCGAACTCGGTCCGGCCGAACTCCTCGGCGTCCGGCGACGGGACCGCCACGACGAGGTCGGCGGGGATGACTCGCGTCCCCGAGACCTGATAGTCGTAGCGGACGAAGGTCGGCAGACCGTGTGCCGAGAGGACCGCCTGGACGTTGGCCTCGGTGGCGATCGACGGCGTGACGCCGTTGTTCGCCAGGATCGCCCGGATGCCGAGGTTCCCGAGGAGGTTCGAGATCCGGGCGCTCGACATGATGAGCGCTCCGATCTCCGAACCGTTCTCGTCCCGGCTCCGTTCCTGGAGGGTGGTGATCTCGCCGAGAATGTCGGCGTCCTCGTCGGCCCACGTGAGGGCGGCCGTGGTCGAGGCGTGCCCACCGGGAAGGTTCGCGGCGGGCATTCCGAAGTCGGCGGTGAGGTACATGTTGTTCTCGCCGGCCAGCACGAAGGTGCCGGTCGAGAGGACCTGTCCTCGGGCGATCTCGAACCGGTTGCGAATCCGACGGGTCATCGTCGTGGCATCGTCGTAGATGGCTCCGTCGACCTGTTCGTCGAAGTCTCCGGCGATGGCACGCTCGTAGATCCCGAGGCGCTCGTCTTCGCCGATCACCATCATCTCCGAGATGGGCGGCAGGGAGCCGACCTTCTCGGTGAAGCCGGGACGGGGAGCGACGGGGCTCGGGGTGTCGAATGCGCGGAAGACGGCCGAGTCGTTTGCACGAGTCGTCGTCTTGATCGAGAAGGTCCGGGTGCCGACCTCCCGGTCGGGGAGCCACGTGTTGAGGATGGCTCCGGTCCGCTGAGGGACTTCGCGAACGAAGCCCGTGAGTCGGACGTTGTCGTAGTCGCGTGCGATGAGGGCCATGTCAGGCTCCGATCCAGAGTTGGTTGGCGTTGCCGACGGCGGCCTCGGTGCGGGCGTCGGCGAGGACGGCGTCGAAGCCACTGTTGGGCGGGAGCTTGCTGAGCGAGATGAAGCCCCAGACCATGACGGGGACGGCGACGTCGCGGCCTCCGGCGAGCGCCTCGGTCACCTGGACCGAGTCGTAGAGCACGCCTTCGAGGAAGGTCTCGTCGTTGCCTTCGGTGGCGCCGGGGTCCCACGGGACGAGCCGGTCGGTGGCGGTGTCGTAGGCGACCCCTTGGCCCGAGCGGAGGTAGCCGTTCGGGTAGTGGGTGGCGAGGACGAAGCCTGTCGAAGGATCGAGCGTGTAGGTCTGCTGCACATGGTTCTGTGCATCGGCGAGCCACGTTCGATCTTCCGTCTGGGTGGTCTTGGTCGTGATGCCGAGATCCATGGTGGTCGATCCTTTCGAGGGTGAGCGGTTGGTAGTTGGAAGTTACGCGGCGGGAGTCTTGTCCTTGGCGAACCGGGTCCGGGCGGCTTCACGCCCGGCGTCGATGCCAGTGGAGGACTTCTCGGTCTTCTTCTGGCGGCCCTTGGTCTTGCTTGACCGACCCTTCGAGAGCGGGTCGTCCTTGGTCTTCGTCCCGTCGTCGCCGAACAAGGCGGGCGACTTCTTCGCCAGCTTCGTCACCTCGGCGGAGATGTCGTCGGCCTCGGCCTCGTCGCCGACACGGGACAGAATGACCGGTGCCATGTCGTCGATGAGGTCGTCGTCCATGCCCGCCTTCGAGAGGGCCCGCTCGATCTTCGTGGTGATCCGTTCGACTCGTGCCTCCCGCTTCTCGCGGGCGGCCTCCTGCCGATCGGTCTCCGCTTCGAGCTTCGCCTTCTCTGCGTCGGACAGGGCGTCTTCCTCGGCCTTGCGGTTCGCGGCAATGATCTTGGCCGCTTCCTCGACGGACACTCCCAACTGTTCGGCGATGGCCTTCTTTGCGGCGGCCTCGCCTTTCTTGCGGGCACCGGTTCCGGCGGCGTCGATGTCGGACTTCGTGAACTTCGGCTCGTCCTTGTCGTCGTCGCCGTCGTCATCGTCGTCGATCACCGTGTCGTCGTCCCCTCCGCCGTCGGCGAAGAGGAAGAACGCCAGCATCCCGAAGAGGGAGGCGGTGAGCTTGAAGAGGTGGCGCATGGTAGTTGATCTCCGTTGTAGGTCCCGGTGACACTGCCCCCGGTGGGCTCCCGGTTGTACTGCCGGTCAGTCCCGGTTCACCTGTCGGTCAGGGTCGCCCTCGTGGCTACGGTCGTGAGCGTCTCGCGTAGTTGGCCCTCCGGTGTGACGCGGCGGTCACTCTCGGCCGTCGAGGGCGTGATGCACGAGGAGCCAGCCGAAGGACCCGTCGTCTCGTTCGACCGGTTCCATGGTCGGCCCGCACACACAGTCTTCGTCGTCGAGGACGTGCTCGACGAGGTCGCCGATCGGGGCGACGATCGCCGGGCCGTCCTCCGAGGGCTCCCATGTGCTCCAGGCGGCGCTACTCGCCGAGTGGTCCGGGGAGTGTCGACGGCGGCGGCGGGGGTGGTGGGAGCGTCTCAGGGGTCGCCTCCGGGATCGTGACGCCGAGATAGTCGGCGGCGGCCTGGTCGGAACTGAGCGCCTCGGCGTAGAGCTTGCCGCCTTCGGCATCCTCGGCCTGGATCTGAGAGACGGCGTCCTCGATCGACTCGACCGGGAACCCGGCGTCTCGGAGCACGGCGAGAGCCATGGCCCTCGGGATGCCCTTGGCGGTGAGGAGAGACACGACCTGTTCGACGGTCGCCTTGACGTCGGTGGGGACGGTCGTCATGAACTCGATGTTGACCGCCGGGGTCGGGCCTTCGTCGAGGACCCCGAACGCCTGGGCGAAGCGTTGCGCGAACTTCGGGATGAGTCCGTACTTGACGAGGCGGGTGAGGCGGAGTACGGCGATGAGTTGCTCGAACGGGGCGAAGCTGAGCGAGAGAGCGATACCGGAGGGGACGTCTTCGCCGGAGACCCGGCCGAGGACGACGGCGGGGACCTGGGTGTTGATCGACGTCCGGTCGAGCATCTGGTCGAGGAGACCGAGGAGCGCGGTGAGGGCGTGGGACAGGTCGATCGGGTAGAGCTTGCCTTCGGGCGGGAGGTTGATAACCGTGCCCGCCCGGACTTCGAGGGTGGCGACGTTGACACCGGCCGCGCCGATCGTCGGCGATCCGGCGAGGGCGGCCGCCTTCATGATGTTCGTGTCGAGGGTGGCGAGGTCGTCGAAGAGTTGGGCGGTGTTGGTCAGGCTCGACACGCCGAAGTGGTCGGCGGTGTTGGGCGTGTTGGGTACGTGGATGACCGGCAGGAAGTCGACGCCGATGTCGAAGTAGTCGAGGAGTTCGCCGTCCTCGTTCACCGCGTACTCGGCGTCCTTCATGTCGAGCGACGGCCAGTCCATGCCCGACTGATTGAGGTTCCACACGGCGTCGGTGAGGTAGCACGTCATCGTCGACTCGTCCTCGTCGGCGGCCTGCCACGGGTACCGCTTCGTGAGCGGCTCGCCGGGGTCGACGACACGGAGCCCGTCCTCGTCCGGCTCGGGGAGGATCGGCCCGAGTTCGTAGGTGATGCGCCGGAGGAAGGTCTGGTCGTCCTCCTCGTACTCCCACGCGAGGTGGACCTTCGTCGGATAGTCGTCGTTCGCGTCGGCGAGCACCGGGTGGTAGGAGTCGGGTTCGTGGACGGTGAGGGTCGGCCGTTGCTTCTCGGTCGACCATCCCATGACGAGGACGCCGTCGCCGAGGGGGACCGCCCCGTCGGCCTCCATCTCGTAGAGCTTCGCGTCGACCTGTTCGTCCTGAATCCACCGGTCGAGCCAGCGTTGCCGTTCGGCCAGGGCCGGGTAGACCTCGTGGGCATCGGCCCAGGCGTCTACGACCTCCTGAGCCCTCGCCTCCCACACGGCATTCTGGACTTCGGCGACCCGGCGCTCGACGGTGCCCTCCTCGAACCCGGAGACGTCATGGGGTCGGGCCGGGATCTCGGGCAGGTCGATCGGCGGTTGCGTCGATCCTTCGACGGTGAACGTGGCCCCCTTGCCGAGGATGCCGCCGACGATCCGGTCGACGACGAGGGACGGGTCGCCGTACTCGCGCATCTTGCGCCGTTCCACGTTGGGGAGGCGGAGCCGGTTGAACCTCGACGAGTTCGACTTGTACGAGTTGAGGATGCGGTAGGCGTGGAGTCGACGGCGGGCGTCCTTCGGGGTCCACGACGGCGGCTGCACGAGCGGCGAGTGGTCGGGGTCGAGCCCGGCCGAGTGCATGAGGGCGGTGTAGGCGTCGAAGGTTGTGACCTGTTGGACCATGGCCCGGCTAGGGTACGTGACCGGTTAGGGCACCTGGCGGGACGCGAGGAACCCCGACACTCCGGCGGAAGAGTGTCGGGGTTCCCTTGGTCCGGCCGAGGAACCGGGAGCGGCGGATCTCCCGGCGCGTGGAGCGCCCTCAGCCGGAGTTCTTGGCCTTCGCCCGTTGCGCCCGGACCTTGGCGTTCTTGGCGTCCTTCTTGGCCCGCACCTCGGCGGCGAGGCGTTCGGCTTCCCGGAGGCTGATCTCGCCAGAGTCGAGACGGTCGGCGGTCTTGGCGTCGGTCGCCCGGATCTTGTCGACCTTCTTCGCCCGGCGGCGTCGGTAGTTCTCGGCGTTGCGTTCGGACTCGGCCGCCGCGCACTTCTCGTCGAGCGGGAGTTCGCCGTTGCGACGGTGGCGCATGACGGCCGCCCACGTGCCGCACGGTTCGACTTCCTTCGAGGGCGGGAGCGGGCCGTCGACCCCTGCCGCTTCGCCACGTTGACGGTCGCGGTAGTGGGCCCACCGGCTCCGGCCGTCGTTCGGGTGTGCGGGGTGTCCAGCCATGTCAACTACCCTAACCTACTCGGCGCACCATCGCTAGGCGGTGCGTCGACGAGCGGCCAGGCGAGCACGTCGGCCGGGAGCGGCGGGTCGTGGGTGAAGTTGTGCGAGTCCGGGTCGAGCCACCCTCGCCGGTATCGGATCTCGACGGCGTCGGCGACCTCGATCTGTCGAAGCACGCAGAGCTTCTGGACCTCGGCGACGAGGTACGGGACCGACTCCAACGGCAGGAGCGTGGCCCGATGGAAGACGACTCCCCAGGGGCCTTGGACGCCTTCGTCGAGGTCTCCGCATACCGCGCCGAGGTTATTCGGCAGTAGCCCTCCGGCGGCGGCGGCGGCGATCATCGGGAAGTGGCGGGCGACGTCGAGGGGTTCGGTGACGAGGCGGACCCGGCGGCGCACGATCAGGTCGGCGAGGTCGGCGAGGACGTCGGTCTCGACCGGGGGGATGCGCTTCGACGGGGGGAGGCTCGGGATCTGTCCGTTGACTTTCACGGCATGTTCTCCCACTCGGCCTCGATCTCGGCGACGACGCCCTCGCCCCAGGTCTCGACTTCGGAGAGCCAGTTGTCGACCGCCTCCTCGTACTCGACGAGCCCGTCGTGGTTCTCGTCGAAGTCTTCCCGGCTCGGTTCGTCGTCGCCGTTCCACTCGACGTCGATCCCTTCGATCGTGTCGCCGACCTGTTCGGCCTCGTCGCCTTCGCCCCGGAGTTCTTCGGACTGGTAGGTCTCGTGGCCGAACCCCTCCTCGATGTTCGAGGCGGCATCCTGGCGGCACTCGGCGGCCTCCTTGGCGGCCGAGGCGTAGTGGTCCTGGAGCGCTTCGAGGGCCTCGGTCCACTCGTCGGGGGTCTCGCCCGATGCGCCGGGGGCGCCCTCGGCGGCGGCGTAGATGATCCGGCGGAACTCGGACGAGGTCAACTCGGACGCCTTCCACGACGGGCACGTCTCGTGGCGGTTGAGCTTCGTCCCTCGGGCCCCCTTGTGGGTCCGGGGCTTGACGAACTTGTAGGCGTCGCCGATCTTGATCGGTTCACCGCACGCCCCGCACCGGAGGGTGCCGCCGTCGTAGGCGTGGCCGTTCGCCATGGTCGAGTGACCCTTGCGGGGCATCCCGCATCGCTCTCCGTCTTGATCGACGTACTGACATTTCTGTTTGCCGCGGTAGGCGTTGACGTGGTGGGTGCGTGCCATGGGGTGCTTCTTTCTAGTTGGAACTGTCGGAGTCGGCCGTCCGGCCGAAGTATCTGTCGGAGCACGTCGGGCAACGATCCTCCATGAGGGGGACCCCTGCGCGGCTCCACCCGCGATCCCGGCCGTAGTTTCGGGCGCTCGTGGCGTCGTGGCAGTCGGTCGTCAGGCGGGTGAAACACTTGTCACAGTTGATCGTGAGGGTGACGCTCATCTCAGAACCCGAACTCGGCGGCGGCGTCGGCCCGGAGGACTCGCATCTCTTCCTCAGCGGCGTCAACGGCCACCTCGAAGTTCTCGGGGTCGAACAGGTCGCCGACGGGGCAGTCGGTCAGATCCTCACCGGGCCCGAACCCGGCGATGAAGTAGAGAGTGTGTCCGAGGAGCCCGTAGCGGCCGTCCTCGGAGACTCGGTCGAATTGAGACGGGGAGGTGGTGGTTTCGCTCATGACTTCATCGTAGCGGGTCGTAGGTGAAAGTCAACTACTAATCGCTACGAACCGGACACGGGCCCTTGTCGGCGAGCGACGCACCGCACCGGGAGCACTCGGAATGATCGAGCGCCGACTCCCCCTCGGGGTACGGGCCGGGCCGGAACTCGAAGTCGTGGGGCTCTCCGTCCTCGTCGTCGGGTCCGGCACCGAACACACGGCGGCGGATCTCGCGGCGGAAGACGGGAGCCCCGTCCCATGCCATAACGGTGAAGCGGACGGCGACGATCTCGGTCGGCTCATCCCACTCGCCATCTTCGGCCGCGGCCCAATCCGGCTCGTCTCCGGTGCCGCCGCCCATCCACGTGAACTCGCCCCACCAGTCGCCCTCGGGATGGATCAGGGCCCACGAGTTCGCATAGTTGTCGATCTGCTCGTCGGTCACGGTCATCGGTGTGTCGCTCATCGTTCAGTCCTCTTCCTCGGTCTGCGGGTCGAACATTTCGACCACCTCGTCCCATCGGTCCGACACGATCCGCAACGTCTCACGTCCGGCCTCCTGGCGGGCGACGTGCTCCTCCATGACGTCGTCGTCGACCTCTCGGGCGATCTCCTCGCGCACGAGGTCGTCGAGGTACTGAGGCGGCAGGGCGTCAAGCTCCCACGACTCGTAGCCGTACTCGGCGATGTAGGCCCCGGCTCGGGAGTCGGTGAGCTTCGCCGGGTTCGGCGGCGGGTCTAGTTCTTCGACCTGCTCCATGGTGAGCGCCACCCGACGGACCTCGGGGAAGTCGACGTCGGTCCCCCACTCCAGCTTCATCGCCCCTCGGGTCGCTGACATGGTGAACCCTCCCTCGTCGGTGTCGTACTTCGCGGGGAGAACGTTGGCGACGTCCTGCCAGAAGAACTCGGTGATCCGGTTGCGAATGTCCTGGGTCATCTGCACGCCCGACGGGTCGTGGTCGCCGAGGTGGATGAGCACCGTCCGCTGGCCGTTCTGAGCGGCTCTGTACGCTCGCCTGGCGGCCTCCCACATTGCCGAGGCGGAGACGTAGCCTCGGCACGAGAAGAAGGGCACGTCGAGTTCCCGGCATGGCCGCTCGATCACGCCGACGAGGGCGTCCTTCTCGATCCAGACCTCGACCCTCGCCGGTTGGTCCGCCCACAGGTCGAGCCCGTAGCCTTCGGCCGCATCGTGGATCAGGTTGGCCGGGTCGCTCCAATGGGAGTTCCGACGGAAGACTCGGGTCCGGTCGACGATCCACGACCAATCGAGGTGGCCCGACATGCGGGCGTCCATGACGATCCCCCCGAGTTTCTTGTAGGACCGGTCGGTGTTGGGGATGAAGTCGCGGGCGACGAACTGGTAGTACAACTGCCGGAGCGTGAGGGTGTAGCCCTGGGCCGCGTAGTCCTGGCAGATGTCCTGAGCGTGGCGGATGATCGCCGAGTGTTCAGCGTTGTACTTCTTCGGTTTGTAGACGATGGCGGGCATCGCTCAGCCCTCGCCGGGGAGGTCGATGTAGGGCCTGTACTCGGCCGGGAGGAAGAACATGTCGGGGATGACCGTCACGTCGTCCTCGACCTTCTCGCCGGTCTTCGAGTCGATCCAGAAGA